TTTCAATTTGTTCTTGTGTAAGACCTGCGTCCCTGGCTTCCATATACCATGCTCTCATATCTTCCTTCAAGCGGCAATATCTGTCAAGAGGTCTTTCCTCTCCAGGTTCACCCATAAGTCTCATTAACGCATTTGCGTTAAGCATATCAGTAGGATTCTGTGGCTTAACCTGCTTTGCAGTTGCAAGACCAACACTAGTACTGAACTGGAATACATCAAGAACTGTACCGTTACTAAGTGCGTCCCAAATCTTCTGGTTGTTAAGGTCAAGAACATCAGGATGAAGATACTTATTATAAACTTCTCTCAAACTAAGAGAAGGGTCAATCAAGTTATCCTTCTGAAGTAAGTTAACTGCGATTGTAAGTTTATCACAAATTTCAGTAACGAGGAAGTCATACTTAACGTCACCCAGTTCCTCAGCTTCGTGAAGAGAATACTGAGTTGTCAAGTCACCATTCGGGCTTCTCATAATTGCACCAGTTTCAAATGGAGAATCATTATAAAGAATAACACCAGATGCGTGCTGACCTCTCTTATTAACTACGGTTATCTTGATTTTTCAATCAAGCCCTGACTATCTTTTAATTAGTATAAAATACTAATAACCCCATTTCGGTTCTCAGCCACATTGTTGCCTCCGTGGCGACACGTATCAATAGTGTCCCTACTCTCTGTCTCACCAGAGATAGTCGATACAGGCTTAACTTTTTCTTAACGGATATTTAAGAGTATTATCATAATAAATACTCTTCAATAAAATCGTGAAGAAAAGTTTTTCCCACGGGATTACCATACCTATGTCTCACGACAGGAGCTTCAGGCTTCCCCGTTAGCTAAGATTAAATCTTAACCCCATTGATTAATGGAAAAGGTGTTTAAGGGCCAGTTTTTTCTTCGACCCATCAATTGATTCGATAATCTCAAGAAGTCCCGGATACTTATCAAGCTCATTTACCAATGCTGTGATAGGCGCTCTACCCTTTTCCTCATTACCGTAAACGGCATCATGAATTGACCAGAGAAATCCACGCTCCTGAGGAATCAATGAGCTAAGATACTGTGCTGTATCTGTATCAATACCATCTGGATACCATTCTGAACGATAACCACGACAATTATGGACAATAATATTATTAACGGTAAAGGAATGAGATGGAGTCACTAAACAATAGACTTTGTCATCAATATCTTCTCTGTCAATCTCTTCAATCTTAGCCTTAAGATATGTTTCTTCTTTATAATAAACTGGGAAGTCCATTTCTCCTCTGTCTTCTATTTTAAATTCAAATACATCTTGATAATCAATGAGTAAGTATTTTAAATCATAAAGTTTATCAGCTTTTTTTGAATAAAGTTGAACATTATAAGTTGTTTTTTTATCTTTTCTGTGTTCCACAATAATCGTTGGATTAATATAATTCCTTCTTAAGATGAAGCTCATATCTTCAGCAAGTTGTTTGCTAACTGTTGTTCCTCTCGCTTCGGCGGATTGCCTTTCTCCGTTCCTGCTTGTTCTTGCGTATCCATCCCCAAGGAACCAACCTTTAAAAATTTGCAATTGAATTTTTGGAAGGATATATAATAATTTTCTAGGAACATATTTATTCCACTGATTTACTTCAGTAATTGAATCGACTTCAAATAATTGAGAGAAGAAAGCAACTAACTGTTTTGATGCGAAAGAAATATTCTGAGCTTGAGAATCTTTTCTATTATAGATTTGAAAATTATCTAATTGAAAGACGTTCCACATCAGTTGCAAGATTCTATTTCTAAGATTTTCTTCTTTTTGATTAATAGTAAAACATATACTTTGTCCATTACAACTTCCTTCTGCCAACCAAATTCCTATTAATTCACAAAAGTCATTATCAATTTTTATTTTTTCTGGCAATCCATAACCATACTTTCTCTGGACTTCATTCTTCCAAGTGATATATGATGAATTATCAACCTTCGTTTCGATTTTTTGAAGAGCGTAATCATATTTAGTAAAGTCTCTGGCTGTTCTCCATTCAGGGACGATATTCTTACAGTAATTGTAATATGTTTGATATATTAGAGAAGAAGACTTTAACTTTCGTAACTCAGGAAACAGTGAAAAAGTCTTTTCTTTATTCCAATTACCATTAATTCTACCTTTATGCTCATTCGCAGGTAGACATAAAATTTCATGTTCAGGAGTACAACTTAAAATTGGATTCGTCGAATATCTCGTTTTTAAATTTATAAGCTGAGTCCCTTTAATCTCCGTAGGGGCAATAACCTCTTCCCAACCATTTGTTGTATATACTCGATCTCCAGGCAGAATCTCTTCAATGGGTTTTTCTCCATTTATAGTCTTTACTAATGTGCATTTCTTAAAACAAGCTGCGGCAATTGCAGAACGAGTTCCTTCTGTACCATAAGTACAAACCTGAATAACGTTGAGCTCTCCACGCTCCTTACGAAGGGCGGAAAAAACAGCAGCTCTCTTTGAAGGGGTCAAATCGATGTCGATATCAGGGAGTTCCACACGCTCTTCATTTAAAAATCTCCAAAAACGCAAGTTCCACTTTAATGGGTCAAGCTGAGTTATACCAAGAAGATAGTTACTTAAGAAACAAACTGCGGAACCACGTGGACCTACGATTGAGCCGCAATCCCAGAACAAGTTAATCATATGCTGGAAAGTATTGAAATACTCATACAGACAATTACCGAGTTTCTCTCCAACAACCTTAATTACTCTCGCTTCTGTTTCAAGAGTATTGAGATAAGTTGCGTTAATAAGGTTCTTTGCTTCAAGAGCGTTGAAACACTCATTTACCCAATATCTTTCCTGCACATTGTCACTTGTGAATAGCTGATAAAGAGTAGGATAAACAACTGTGATATCTGCCGGGATGTGCTTGTCATAATCTCTTACATCAACTCTTGGAATGATTGGCTTTCTGAAGATATCATATGTTCCAATTTTATCATAAATCTCCATTGAGTTTGCACAGAACTCTGCGAACTCTTCCTCTGTGTGATTGATTTTAAGATTTTCAAATGCTTCCTCATTATCCATCATGTGGGCAAAAGTGTAGAAACCATCAACCTCACGCTCACCGTCTTTTGAGTTAAGATATGCCTTATGAACTGAACGCTCTTTTGCTGTGAGATAATGTGCGTCTGAACCAATTACAACTTTTCTCTTGTAGTAAGCGGCGATGCTCTTAACTCTTTCATTGAAACGAATCTGGTCCTTTACATTTGCGGCGGCAATTTCAATATAGAAATCATCACCAAACAAATCAATATTCCAAGTCATGAACTTATGAATTTCCATCTTCCACTTACGAATCTCATTTTCGTCCTGAGCCTGCTCTGCCTTAACTAACTCTGCCACAAAATGAGGAAGATGTCCACCAAGACAAGCAGTTGATGCAATCAAAGTATTCGGATACTTTCTAACGATTGCTTCAAGTTCTGCCTTTTCAGTAGGAACACGCATCATACCACGAGAACTAAATCCATTATACCAAGCCGTTGAACTTAATTCTCTCAACGCCCTGTGTCCATCAGTATTTTTCGCCACCAATATAAAATGCCAATATCTTTCAATATTTTCACGGCTATCAACAAGATAAATCTCATTACCGCAAGCACATTTGAAGTCCTCTGGAATCTTACCAGCTTTCTTCAGTTCCTTTTCACACTTCAACCATTCAACATGACCGGCAACTGTCTCATGGTCTGTCAACGCAATACCTGACATACCAAGTTCATAAGCCTTAAGAATCATATCCTTCGGTCTACTGATTGAGTCAATCAATCTGAAGTTAGAAAACATGCTATGAGAATGACCGTCAAATCTTTTGAGTGTCTTAATATCCATTATATACCTCCAATCAATATCGCCGAGCAACTATGCAGGGATATTCATTTTTAATATTTCTTTTATCTTTCTATATATATTATATCATAAAATAAAGAAAAAGTCAAGACTTTTAAGCCCTGACTTTTTCAACCTTACTGTTTTTTCTTCTTTTCGCGCTCTTTCTGAATTTCCTTATTGCGGCGAGCCATATCTTCCTTCATCTTATCGATTTTCTTTTTGTAGTTCTCCTTTTCGTCCATGTGGAATTTCATTGATATATCCCTCCAATTCTTCTTTAATAGCCTATATTATCTCATACTTTAAGATATTTGCTTGTCTGCGAATGGATTCTTCGAAGCTTATTTCACCAGCTAAGCCGCGGCAAACTTCATCCATTATTCCTGTCCTTTTACCATCTTTTAACTATTTTAACAATATAGTATGAATCAATTACTTCGCCTTTAGATTTTTTTTCTTTAAGAGTCGCGGCGCTACTAATTATATCATATCCTTCTTTTTTAGCATCAGATTTAAATTTTTCAATTAACTCCTTAGCTTCTTCATAAGTATCAACACGTATCTCATCAGTTTGTTTCATTATTTCCATAAATACTTTCCTCCAATTTACTAATAATATTATCTCTATAAGAAATTTCCTCTATTTAGATTTGAAGCATCAATTGAATGCGTGCTGCCACAATTATGGCAATAACAAGACCAATATCTGCCTTTTCCCTAACCACTTCATTCTTCATCTAAGGAAATGACTTCTAAAAATCCAAACCTGTCTCCAATTCTTATCTAAGAAGATTTACAGCCACAACTTGTTGAGGCACCCGAGCGCAAATGGGTAGAACGTACTGCTTTTATTAGTCCACATTTAAGACATTTACAATTCCAATAAGAGCCGTGATTATTACTTCGTTCTTTATTAAAATCAATAACATACCAATCACCAAATATCTAATTAGTTAAATCTATTCTTTTAGACATTACAAAGTTCTCCCATTTCTTATACCTCCACTACCTTATGTAATTTAAAGTTATAACAAATCAATTTGGTATTATTATTTTTACACAAATTGAAATTCTGTGCGGTCCCGCGACTCTGTCCATCCCAAAAACAAATACACATTCTATTCTCAAATTGAGAGAGATAATCGTGCATACTTGCATTACGAATGAAGCCCGCAGATTTTCCGCATGTATCCCAATCTGCTTTAAAAATCTTGATTGGGATATTATTTCCTTTTGCCCAGCGTTCAGCGAGGGTATCCGCTCCACGGGCGCCTCCACTTACTATTTCAGCTATGTTATACTTTTCATGGATAAAATTCATTATGTCTGAAAATTCGTCATAATCATAATAGTCACGACTTCCTGCCACAAGTAATTTCATTTTCATTTCACCCTTTATAATCTAATGTTATTTTTACTTAAACATATCCTTAAATATCCATTTTTCTACTAAATTGGTTTTAGAAATTTCTTAGAAGTATAAGAATATATTTTTCCACAAGAGGTAATAGCATATAGTCCTTCATACCCTTTAATATCTTTTATCTAAATATTAGAAATCATAAAGAGTCGACTCCTTTAATTCAATACAGTCAACATAAATCTGTGGTACAGTTCTGCCGCCCCATGTGTTTATATTCGCTCTTCCGGCGCAAGTGATATTAAGAGTATCACCAGGAGTCTCAGCTATCTGGTCAATGATATCTTGTGCCTTAAAAATCATATAAGTCATACCATTAAATACGAATTTAATAGTATCTTTCTTTGAACCAATCATCTGAACCTGAGATTTAGGGATTGTGATATTTTCAATGATAATAACAGGTTCATCATTTTGCTGACCCCATAACTTCTGCTGTGCACCGATATCCATAACAAGCTGAGTGATTTCAGAATAATTACCCTGAATTACGAAATCAGCTTCATAGAAACCTTCATTAAAGTCAACATTAGCGAGCTTCTCGTTTGCATAATCATATAGCTTACTTACGTCGCTTTCTTTAATACTAAAGCCAGCTGCGTTCGCGTGTATATTTATCTATTGTTTCCAATAGTACAGACTATTTTTTACTACTATAAAAGTAGAACACCCATTTCCAATTACGTACCAATAGTAATTGTACTCCTCAAAGTGAGGATAGTCGTTACAGGTTTAATATTGCTTTATTTTTTTCTTTATTATTTCTTAATGGGTAAATTAATTTTTCATTATAATGATTCCTTCCTGCATTAATTTCTTTTGCAGAACTACGACTCCATCCAACTTCTGCGCCAATTTGATTCATAGGAATATTAGTAGTTAGTAATAATTCTATTATTTTATTAACTCTTATTTTATTTATTTCTTTTTCTTGCGGTCGCAAAGGATAAGATTCATTTTTATCATTCCAAGAAGACCCGTCGTTAATATGTCTAATTATGTCTTGAGTAATATTATATTTTTTTACTATTTGCTTTCTTGGAATTTTCCAATTTTTTAAATCTTTTTTAATTTGTTCAGCAACTTCATTTGTAATTCTTGCAGAAGGATTTTTGTCACCACTATAAATTGGAGGCTCTTCTCCTCCTTGTGCAATATTATATCCATTAGGAATTAATGACTAATAATATTGTATATAGTATTTTTCTTTTTCATTATAATCTTCGAACCATCCTAAAACTTCAAAAGAGAAATTTTCTTTACCATATTTTATAATTGCATCATGAATTAATGATTTATATCTTGGAGTTCTTTCACAATGCTAAATAAATCTTTCTTTTGGATTTTTTGACTATCCTATATATATTTTATGATTTATTTTATTTTCAATTTTATAAATCGCTTTTTCCATATTTCACCTCCTTTTAAATATTTTTATCAAAGCAATATTTTTCCCACGAGATTTCCATGCCATTTGGTTTAGGTTACCTCGTTAGCTAAATTCAAAATTTAACCCCGCTGGTAAGCGGAAAAGGTGTTATGGGCCACACTCAACCCTCAACAAAGTCCATATAGTCACTGCCCTTTAAGAAGGACTTAAAGTCTTTTAGCTCGCTTTCCTCTCTACCACGAATTGAACCCTTCAAATAACCATCAGGACTAATTCTGCCAAGCATTGTTGGCTTCTTATACTTTGCGGCAATACCCATTGCAATCAAACCAGTAAGGTTATTCGATACACTGAGTTCATCAGCATTAAGAATAAGTATCTTATTTTCATCAAGACAGTTGTTACTAATCTGAATATCAAGTAACTCAATAGCCTTATCCTTTTCTCTATTCTGTCTTGAACGAGCATTTACACAGTTACGAGTTGTTTGTTCCGCAACAGTTTCCATTTCGCCCTTTGCTCCACGCTTAGTTGAAGGAACTGCTTTATCACCATCAATAAAGCCAAGGAATAACTGTTCCTTTTCACTCTGTGAGCCAACTCTGATAAGAGCGTTGATAAGAGGGGTAACATAGAAAGCAACCTTTATCTATGTGACATCGCCACTGGTGTAGTAGCTATCCTTCCAATCAGCCTCATAGATACCAAACATTGAATAACACTATTTCTTTACGATTGCACGGAATAGAGTATTTTCAATATTGGAAAGTCCCATATCACAGATATAACGATTCTCAGGTGTATTCATATTCATCATATCACTGATTTCTCCAAGAGCAACAAGGTCAAGAAAATCATCATAAGTGAAATCTCTGAACGCTTCCTCTTCCTTACTCTCAGGAGAATCGCTCCACCAATAAGCATCAAAGAAATTGATAAACTTATATACAACACCTACACCGCTTAAAGCCTTATTCTCATAGTCATTTGAAAGCTGGTTGTTAATAACAACTGCATTGTCGCTATAATGGTCAGCATCATGGTGGTCAAATACAAGAATATCGTATCCCATTGCATGAAGTTTTGCGTGTTCTGGATAGTCATTTGAAGAGCTATCGGGCAACACAATTAAATCACAAATCTTGTCATGAACAAGCTCATCCATAACTGAACGAAGACCATGCTCCTTACCGTCAGGAATGTGATAAGAAATTGTAGTGTTGGGGAACTTATTCTTCAGATGCTTATTGTAATAGTTAATAAATAGGGCGGCAGAAGTAAAACCATCCACATCACAGTCAACATAGACACGAATATGACTTCCTCTCTTTAAGTGCTTTAAGAGTAATTCTGCACCCTTTTCCATATGGTCAAGACCAAGTGGGTCAAGAAGATTTTTAAACGTAGGCTTAAAATACCAATCAGCATTCTCTTCTTCCTTTAAAATTCCTCTGTCGATAAGTAAGCTTCGACTGAAATCCTGTGTAATGTCTTGGCTTGTTTTTCTTATGTATTTCATGTTATAACCAGACTCCTTTTGATATCAATTTTGCTTTTAAATAGTTGTTATCTATTTTATTAAAATCTTTAGAGGTTCCTCTAATAGTTTTTACGTTCCCCGCAAGAACATAAACATTTCCAATATGTGCCTTTTTTGTTAATGGATAAATCCCATTCTAAAACAGTTAATTCCTCAAATGTTTTTCCAACTAAATCAAGCGTTTTTATTTTTATCACCTCAAATCCAAATTGCTTTTTTATATAATTGTATAAAAATTTCTTTACCTTTATCAAATGGACTATTTTTTAAATTTAATAAATTTTTGTTGTCATATAGAAATCCCATTGAGCAATAATTCTTATATTTTTCACATGTTGTCTTTAATTTAGCAAAATACTTTTCCTTCTCAGCCCAGGTCTCGCCTTCCTTATCGAAAGCTATTAAGACCTTTTCCGCCCCACATTGTAATAGTAGGTCGAGCTGATACTTATGAAAAGTACTACCACAGGCGGCGACAACAATATTTCTATCTTGTCCAAACATCGTTGCATACTGCAAGCAGCTCTTTTCAGACTCTGCAACAATAGCCACCTTATACTTTTTTATATTCTCTCTTACAAAATTCAATCCATATAAATTGAATTGTAGAGGATGGTTATACATTTTACCCTCGATACTTACGGGACGATATTTACCCAGTGCAACATCTTCATCATTAAGACCTCTTCCTCTTATACCAATTAAGTTACCTTCAATATCATAATGAGGAATGATAATCTTATTTTCTTGAATTGAGTAAAGTATATTATATATCTTCATTACCTCTTCACTTATTCCGTCTTCTAACCACTCTGCAGTAGGATAGAATGTATACGCATTTAACAGACCTTTATTGAGAATAGGTAAATTAACTTCTGGATTATGATTTTCTTTTGTATACAAAGATTGATATGGCTGGTAGAAAGTTTCTCTTTCTCTTGGACCAGCCTTACCACCAATCTGCAAAACGATATCCTTAAAGAAATCATACTGTACATTTAATAGCTCATAGCGTTTCTTAAACATTTCAATGATGTTAAAGGTACAACTACAACCTGTATAGCAACGGAAGGTATGAGTCTTAGGATAATAATATAATTTCATACTTGCTTCTGCGGCGTCATGATTATGACAGATAGTAGGAAAGATTATTGCGTTTCCAGTCTCTTCAAATCTATCTGCTCCGAGTTTAGTCATTATATCAATGATTTCCTCATTCGACAGACTATTCATTAAATCCTTTAAATGACTCACTTAATCACTCCTTAGAAAGTCAAGAAATCAGAAAAATCTTTTTCGCTTAGTCTTCTCTTATTGTCTTCATCATCTTCAAATGCCGCGGCGAAATCAACAACTAAATCTTCAGGCTTGATATCTGATGTTGAATAATATTCCTCATAAATTGCATCTGATACAATTCCTTCATTATAAAGGTCACACAGCTCATGGAAATCTCCATATGCTATTGAGTCAAACTGAACAACTTGGAATTCCTTAATCGGCTTCATATCAACTGTCGTTACAAACAAATCTTCTCTACGGCAACAACCTAAATCATTATGTGACCAAATTCTTATCATATTCCATCTACCACGACGATTCTTATAAACGTCAGTAACAAGATTTGGAACGAATGAGAATGAGCCCAAAAATCCTGCAAGTTCTTGTAATTCTACCTTTGTTGGACGAGACATAACACAAGCAAAGTCAGCAAGGTTTACGATTGCCTTTGCACGAATTCCGTTGTTTCCAACGGCGCTGACTATTTCTTAATATTATAAAAATATTATAATACCATATCCATTTCGGTTCTCATTAGCTTCGTTTCCTAAAACTAAGACACGTATTAATAGTGTCCCTACTCCCCGGCATTTCAACCTCAGGGATAGTCGATACAGGATTTATTCTATATCAGAGTATCTTTATACTCTTCAATAAAAAATTCCCACGAGATTATCATACCTATGTCTCCCGACAGGGCTCTAGACTCCCTCGTTAGCCAGAAAACTCTGACCCCTATTAATAAAATAGGAAAAGATATGTTGGGGCCAAGTTGACCCTTGAACATTTTTAAAGTCTCTAAATCCCCCCTTTTCATCATCATCATTACTAACCTGTGTTGAGGTCATAATGAACGCATTAAGCTCAACAGCAAGATTCTTTAAAGTTGTTGTGAACAATCTAAGACAAACCATATTTTCTTTTATTTCTAAAAGTATAGACTATATTTCACCATTTAGGTATAACTCTTTCGGTTCTCAGCCGCATTGTTATCGCCGCGGCGGCACGTATCAATAGTGCCCCTACTCTCTCATGATAAGAGATAGTCGTTACAGGTTATTTTATTAGCGTAATCGGCTTAATTTTGTAATAATTAAATCGCATAATCTCACCTCTACATATAGAGTGATGTTTAATTGCGATTACTCTAATAAAATCATCCCTCGGTATTGCCTGCTATCCATTTCTGGACCGTAGGTTCTCTTAGTCAGCGTATTCGTCTTTGGGATACGGCGTCATCTCGCTATTTACGCCAGTCTTATTTAGCTGATACCGATAGCCACTATATTATTTAATTATAATATAATTGTGACCCCGCTGATGAGGCGGAAAAGTTATTTTGAGGACATTTTACCTTAGTTTATCCTCGCGAAGTTTCAAATCACGATACTCATTAAGCATAGCAGGAGAAGAGAAGATGTAGTCATAGAAGATATTTTCAACACCGTGCTGGATATTATATCTTCTAAACAAATTCTTTACCGCAGACGCACATGGGTCAGGAACATGAGCAAGCAACATATTGTCCTCATACTTCTTCATAATATCAATAGCCTGCTGAATACGAGGCATTTCTTTTTCACCATATGTACCATACAAGAATATTTCTTCATTATATCCTGTAAGATATGCAAGTATCATTGTCTTGATTTCATCAGGGTCTTGCTCTGTCATTATATAAAGAACCTTTTCACAACTACCTGTTGAAACCCACTTATTTTTCTTTCTGTCAAATCTGATTGGATATGCAATATTACACGCATCACCAACCATAGAACGAGTATTATGTGTACAAATGTAATTATTCATTAAGAATAAATGTTCATCATTGTCTACATAAAAACAAGTCATATCAACAAATTCTCCGGTTGATTCAATTTTTATAATAGAGTCTCTGTCACGTCTTTCTTCTCTTTTCCCGTTATTTGTATAGGCAATTGCGATATCTAATTTTCTTTTTAGTTTAAAAAGTTTTGCTTTTACCGCTTTTGGAGCCTGGATGTGTAGATTATAACATTCTCCAATTGTATATTTGTCACTTCTTGTGTCTGTACTATAGTTACAAGTCAATCCGAGACTTTCGCACAGTTCAATAATATTATCTCTTAAAATGGGGCTTATAGTAGTAAAACCTATTCTGCCCTTTTCATCAATTGAGCCATCGGTATCAAGTAAGCCGGCAAGTAAATCATATCTTTGTTCCACTGAGCCTAATAAAAATTCTTGTGGTATGTATTTATTTTCTGACTTTAACTGCCATAATTCTGGGTATTCGCTTAATATGTCTTCAACCCATACATTTTTGTGCTTTTCTTGATTAACCAATTCAAAGCTCCAATTATAGTAATGGTCAGAGTTCCTCTTATAAGTTGAGTATCCTTGTCTATCACATATTGCTTTAACAAGTTCTTCGTCTGAGCTTGAGAATGAAAAACTTTTGTTTGATAAATAATATCTAAAGCTTCCATCTCCAAGTATTAAGCCCATAACATAAGGGTCAATCGAATAAAACTTTTCAGGATACTTTACTGGTTCTGTTACTGGAATACTCCATCTATAGCGTCCCTTTGTATCACGAAGTCCACGAGGATTGTCGATTATATTTCTTAATGTTGTCGTTATCAGTTTATTTGGATTTCTGTCATTCTTATTCGAATAGTAACTCCATAAATGCTCATCGCAGCATTCTGCAACTCTACCCGATTTAAAGTACACTTTATAGATTTCTTTCTTTTCTTGCTGAGGAAATACTTTCAGTACTTTAGTTGGATTACCAAATCTGTCAAAAAGTAAATCTCCAACTTTAATTTCGCCGACCGATTTCCATCCATCTGGTGTTGGGATTCTTGTGAAATTTGGGACCGCTTTGCCAACACCAGAACCTGCTGAACGAAGATATAATTTACCCTTACGTCCACCACGAGTTATGGTATTAACAATATCGCCTTGTAGTTTACAGCCAATCTCAGGCTTCTGTTGTAAGTCAATAATCAACTGTTCAATACCATCAACAGCCTTTGACTCTTCAACAACGCTCTTAAGTACGAACTTACTTTCATAACCATTGATTTCCATTTTCAACATATTGAGAATATCTTCAACAGTCATCTACTCAAATCGTTCGTTAATTTCAGCATAGTTCGGATTGAGAATATCTTCACAATAAATGTGGCTAATATCTCTGCCGGAGTCCTTTTGCAAATCTCTTAAGAAATTGAGTTTCTTAAACTTGTTATAATAGTAGTTAAAGTTTGCAGGCTCTCCAATTGTCTCACAATCTTGTAAGTAAACCTCGCCGTTTTCTTTCTCCATAAGTTCGGCGGCGAGAGCATTCCCTTTCAAATAGTTAATAACATCAACAGAGCGAATATTACCCGCTCCGTCTCCATTATTATATAAGTTGTTAATAGCAGAAAAGATAAACTTATCGAGCGAAGTTGGGAAATCACTCAGCTCAAATCTGTACTTATCTACATTGTTTAAATAATCTGGACGATTCATGAGTCCACCAAGGACTTGGATAACTGTATGGCGGTCAATTTTTATCACTCAGCATCACCTACAATCTGGTCAAGGTCAATCATCTTTTTCTTCTTCCTTGCACCAATGTAATCGCTCGGATTGTATTTGATTTCGATTCTATCCTGCTCCAACTGTTTCTCAATAGCTTCTTCAATTTCAAGTCTCTTCTTTTCTTGTGTTTTATAGTAAAGCGCAGCCTTATCATAGACATATGGAATAATACCAATCGTCTTATACTTATCCTGCACTAGATTCTTTTCAACCTCATAGAAATACTTTAGTGTCAAAAGCTGTGACTTATAATTTATTCCCATGCGATTGAACTTCATCATTTGTGTGACATTCCATTCGCTTACAGGTCGTCCATCTGTATCAGGACCAAAAAGACGATGAATATAAAACCACAAAGCATCACGGTCATCGTTCACCCTCTCCTTTAATTTAAGATTATCCTCATTCAAATGGTTCTTAACTGTCGTAGGAGATATACCAAGCTCCTTTGCAACTTGCGCCATATTCTTACAACTCTTGTAAAGTTCGTTAATCTTTGCAACCAATTCCTCATCGACCTTAACCCTTTTCTTGGTTACAACTTCGACTGGCGCTCCATTATAGATTGCAAGATATTTATTAACCGTTGCTGTACTAATACCGAGTCTTCTGGCAACTTCTGCCTTACTCTTTAATTCTTCGTATAAAACTGGAATTTGTTCAATTACAGCTTCGTCAATTTTCTTTCCCATTGGCTATCACCCTTTTCTTAATCTCTATAATAATTATATCACATTTTAATTCAAAAGTCAAGAATTAAAATAAGAATGGCGGCATGAGCCGCCATTCTTAAATATTATCAAGAAAGTCGGCAGCAGCAGCTACAATACTTCTTTCAATTCTGATAAGCTGAACAGTAGAAAACAGTGGAGCAAATTCAAGACTTTCATGAAGTTTAAGTAATAGCTTCAAACCATTTCTATCCTTGAAGATAGCACTATCTGCCTGATGAATATCTCCATCAAAGAAAATCTTTGTGTTTTTACCACAACGAGCAAGTAATAGTTTAATATGTTCCTCAGTAAGATTTTCAGCTTCACTTACAAGAACAATAGAATCGTCAAAATTACGTCCTCTGATATAGGCGACAGGGACAATCTCCAACTTATCTTCTGAAATCCATCTATTTATCTGGTCAATACCAACCAAATCAACAAGAGGTCCAATTGAAGGAAGAATTTTTTCCATTAAGTCGCCAGGCAGCGCGCCAAGCTCCATAGTGTTCTGGGTGTAAGAGTTATTAGGAACATAAATGATTTTCTTAATCTTGTCTTTCTCAAGCTGTCCAATTGCATAGTTATGAGTAAGGAAAGTTTTCCTTTATACCGCTTCTTTCGAAGTACTTTAACACCAATTTAATGGTCGGAGTAGACTATATCTTCTTCATTATTATTCTCGAAAATTTGTTGCGCTTTTTCATATTTTCGAGTAAGATAGACATTACTATCTTTGTAAAGTACAGTTGCCAACTGTTTTACTTGTGATTTTTTCCCAAATTTAATATGATATGCTGTTCCATAATTTGCTATTTTTGTTTTATTTTTATCATTGAGAAAAGATAGACATAAATTTTGAAAATCAGCACAAATTGATTCATGATATGAACATAAGTCAATGAACCATTGTCCTTTTTTTGACTGATAAATACTTCCGTCTCCATCTATTAAACCTCGTAAAAAATGTTTTAATAGTTTTTGAGGAACAATTGGGAGATGTTTTGTGACATATGTTTTATCTGGAACAATACCATATTTAGATAAATCATTTGCCATTTTTTCACTTCTAAAACTCAATATTGCACTTTCTTTTTTATTTCGTTTATCATATAAAAGTTTAGAATTTACTTTTAATTCATTTCTAAACTCTTCTAAAATATTTTTATCGGATATTTTTAATGAAATTCGTATTAACGGAGAACGCCTTTTATCTAAACTAATATTTCCATCTGCAAAAAATAATCCTAAAAAATAAGCTTTCTTTTCTGTATCTATTGTTTCAAAATAATTTTCTTTTATTGTTCTATTTGTTTTCTAACCTCTTCTTCTTATTTTAATACCATTAGATAATAAAACATTTCTTATTGCTTCAATTCTACAATGATATGTTTGAGCAAGAAAAGTTAATGTTTCTCCCTCTCTATCATACTTAAAACATATTTCATCTTGAATTTTTTTATTAAATTGTCTCATATATTCACCTCCTTATTTTTGATTGCGCTATTTTAATGAAGTGCGGTTTTTCATCCGAAGATTATTATTATTTTAGTCGTTGAACCTTCTAGTTGGCTAAACTAGCTTGGCTGCTGATTACCATATTTATACTCCTATAAACTTAGGCTTCCCAGCAATTAACCGCATTATTCGATATACATTACTGTATAAAGGAGCTATCAATTAACCCGTCCCGAAATGCCCACCGGCATAAATGATAGGAACATTGCTAAGCAAAGCATTCATAAGACAAATCTGTTCAGGATTCCTTGGATAAATCTCGCCGACCCAATTATTCTTAATTGCTTTGCCTTTAATTAAGTGAAAACGTGCGCCATCATACTTGAATATACTTTCCTTACCGAAAGAAGCGTCTTCATATGGCGGCGGAATGATAAGATATTCATTTATGCTGAAGTTATAGTTATCAGTTTCGTAATGACCATTTTCCCTAAGGTCTGCAAGCATTTCATTATACTCGTCGAGACTCATATCATTAACATTCATATAAACAATACCGCAGTAATCGTCCTTCCAGCTGTAGCCTTCAACGTCAACATTATTAACTTCACATCTTACCTTAAAGGAAATATCGTTTGTAACAATAGTTGCGTTTCTCTTTTTCGCAATTTCAAGAAGTACGCCATCGGGGTCTTCTGAATAATCACGAGTAAAATCCCATTCAATGTTGTTCATATTCTTGGCAATATAAACTGCCGCCTTACGAGCCTTCTGTGAAATTTCGGGATTCCTGTTAAGTTTGAGTCCGTCAATTTCCTTTAGAGTTACCATTGCAATAACCCAATATTCCTTAGGGCTAGTAACAATTTGTGGGTAGTCCAAAAGAACATTTGTGTCCAAAATCTTTACCTTTTCGTTCAATTTTCTCAACCTCGCTTATAAAAAAATGGGAAAGGTTCGTAAACCTTCCCCACTTGGATTAAAGTATTTCTTTAATTCTAATCAGAACATTCTGAAGACTATCAATCTGCTCTGGAAGAATTTCAGAAAATTTTGTGGGTTTTCCGAATTCGTTTTCGAGTATTTCAGATGCTTCCTTTGTCTTTTCGTTCTGAACAACCGCATCCCAAAGCTCCTTAGCTTCATTGATTAAATCATCGAATGTCTTTACAACATAAGGATTAACTTCATCTGAAGCTTCGCCACCGGAATGCTTAATCTCCTCATCAATAGCATCAAAGATAGCATTTACGATATTCTCGTAGCTAAATTCAACACGAGGAGTAATATACTTGAAACGAGACTTTGCGAAGAATCTGTCGTCGCCTCTGAAGAAAATAAATCTTTTTCTTTCGCCGGATGCTTCGTCCTTAATCTCACGAATGTAACCAATAACGTCAACCATCTTGTTTACAATATCGTAAGGTCTCTGCGGCAAAGCAGGAGCAATCTGCTGATATTCTTCTCCTTCCTCGTCCTTAAGAGTCTTTTCAGTAGAGTGTGAAATAAAGATAAGACCATAACCAGCGAAAGTTAAGTCTCTGAAAGTTGACTGGAATTCCTTTTTAGCCATGTCATAACCTGCGCCCCAAGGGATATCGGCAAGCTTTTCGACACCTTCCTGACCGCAAATGTACCTTACGCACAAATCCCATGCGGAATCGACAGTATCAATTGCGATACTTTCAAACTTGTCCTTCAACTCTTGCTTACGAATGAGCTGTCCAACCACAGTTTTCCAGTCATTCCAACCCTTAACAGGCTGAACATATACCTTATTAAGAGCATTAGTGCCCATCTCAACGTTAATACCGTGTTTTTCAACATACTTTAACACTCATTTAAGAGTCGGACTAGACTATATCTTCTTCATTTTTAACCTCAAATATATTCGTTGCAATTATATATTTTCGAGGAAGATACATTTCTGCATCTTTATAGCAAGAAGTAATCAACTTCTTTACTAAAGCCTTTTTGGCAAGAGTTACACGATAATTTTTGCCATTTTGTGTAGGCTTATTGGTAATTTCCATTCCCGATACTTTTTCGCATAATAAGAGAAAATCATTACAAATGTTTATTGAATGAGAAGTGAAATTAACTCTATAATAGTTCTGATTAGGATAAATACTTCCATCGCCATCAATTAAACCTCTTAGAAAATCCTTTTCTAAAATTGCTGGAACTTTCGGTAAAACGTTTGTTAAATAGGTTTTATTTTTTACAACTCCGTATTTATTTAAATCTTTTACTATCTTATCGCTTCGAACTGTGCTTAGAAAACTTTCTGTATTTCCTCTTTTTGAATAGATAAGCTTTGATGTAATTCCAAGTTCTTCTCGATACTTTTCAAGCAAAGCAACATCAGAAGCCTTAAGTTCTAAGCGTAATTGAGATTGTTTGTCTTTTTCCTCTGTCACTGACCCATCTGTAAAAATTAACCCCAAAAAATATGCTTTATTAGGTGTATCAATATTTGTAAAATAATCTTCCTTTAAATTAACATTTATTTTTCTTACACGAAGTGGAATATCATTTTTAACCAATATATTTTTAATTCTTGGTTGTGTGCAATGTCGCATTTTTGCAATATTTGTCATAGATAGTCCAGATAAGTAATCTTTACAAATTTCTTGCTCTTCTTTATCATCAATCATTCGCATTCTTTTCACCTCCTGTTGTAAAAATATAAGCAACTAATGAAGTGTGGCATTTCGTATTACTACTACTTAATTAAATAGTCGTTGAACCTTCCGCTGATTGGGCGGCTTGGCTGCTGATTGCCATATCTTTTAAGACTTAGGTTTCCCAGCAATTAACCACATTATTCAATATATATTACTATATAAGGGAGCTATTAAATTAACCCTGCAATAAGAACCTTTGGGAACTGTGCGGCAAGACTTGTCTTACCTACACCCGGCAAGCCGTAAAACATTGCGTACTTACCTTTAAGATTTCTGCTTATTGTCTGAGGTTCAAGTGCCAATAAATCAATTGCCATTATTCAATCCCTCCTTTATTATAGATGGTGCCCTGGCTATTAGAAGCCAGGGTTTACATCGTTAAAGGAAGTATTCTTCTTTGTCTGTGCCTTACCCTTAGTAGCACCCTTTGCCTTCTGCTCTTCAACTCTTGCAGAACGAGCAGCAAGACCAGCCTTGATATCATTAGCATCGTAAGAGTACTCTTCCTCAAGACCACTTGGAGAGCCACCGAGGATGATAAGCTCCTTACGAGTCTGAGTCTTTGTTCTCTTAATAGGCTCACCGAAGCCCTGCTCTTCATACCAAACCTTTGTAGACTGGTTGAAGTTAATCTTACCGTTTATGTTAACAGTATCGCCCTTCTCCCAGTTGCTTTCGATGAAGTTAACTGCATTATCTGATGCGGCGATAAGGTCAATAACATCGACTCTTGTAATACCGTCTCTACCAGTATAACCAACAACTGCCACCTTAACCTTGAGTCTACCAGTCTCTTCCTGATTCTGGTCTATCTCTTTTGTCATATCCATAACAACGCCAGAGAGTTCGAATCTTGCATCCTGCTCAAATGGGTCATTTGACTGACGAGCTGGGTTCATGAAGTTTGAATCAATCTCAAAGCCAGTTCTTACCTGACCGCTTGAAGGGTCAACCCAAATGTTCTCTCTGATGTTACCAGCTGTGATAACAACTCTTGATGCCTTTTCCTTCTCGTCTTCGCCGAGTGAGGCAAGAGAAGTAAACTTCTGAGGCATTTCACAGATGCTTGTGTAAATCTTGCTTACAGCAGAACCATCTGACTTCATTTCCATAGAGAAGAACTTAACAGGAATCTCATTCTCGACCATCTTTCCGCCGATTTCCTGGTCCACCTTAATAGTAGCTTTAGCTGATGCATAGTTCTTACCATCTGCGGTCTGCTTCTGCTCAACTTCAAGCTGGCTAAGAATTCCAGAAATCTCAACAACATTAGTACTCTGTACTTCCTTAATATTTAACATACTTTAATTCCTCCAATAAATAACAATTTTAATAAAAGTGAATTAGGAAAACGGCGGAACCGAAGTCCCGCCAATTTCAGCCGTGTGCGACGTTAAATTATTCAGCGTCAGCAGCAGCAGCGTCTGGGTCGTACTCCATACCTTTCTGAGTAAGGTAGAATACAGAAACTTCCTTCTCCTTACCATCAACAGTACGAGTCTCCTTCTCACGAACAGCAAGCTCCTTGTTTACAAGACCTGTAACGGAACCAACAACTGCTGCAGTTGTCTCGAAACCGAGTGCGTCTGCTACTTCCTTATGAGTAAACTTAACGCCCACGCCATTTCCCTTGAGGTAATCAAAAACCTTTCTTGAATTTGCTGTCATTGTGCCAGTCTTCTTAGTTGCCATTTTAACATCACTCCTTAAAGTAAATTTAATTTATATAAAAATAGCTTAGGCTCGCTATTTTTTTACTATAATCATTATAGCATAAGTTTGAAACAAAGTCAAGTTTTTGATTCGTATCTTTGAATCAATTTTCTCATACTATCTGCCGCGTCAGATTTGTTAACATTAGAACTCAATTTTTCAGCCAAATCACTGCAAAGAACCTTTGCTTTTGCCATCGCAAGAATTTGAGTTTCTGCTCTCTTTGCACAAAAATCGTAACAAATACCGATGTAAGCAATATCCTTAGCGGATAGCTCTTCGTTCTTTTTAACTTTCATAAGAACCTCTTCATACTTCGCTACATCAGTCTGTAAGCCTTTTGCAAAGTTAAGTGACTTCTCATCATTGAATTTGTTCTCATTGATTATTCCATTGTCTGATACAGGTGCAAGTAAATTATAATGAGTATCAATAATAGAAGTTATTGCTGCAATCGTAGGGTCTCTATTCTGAGCAATGAGTTCTCTTTTTTCTTCAAGAGTCATTGGTATCTCCTCCCTTAACTTTCTATATTAAGTATATCACATTTTTGAAGAAAAGTCAAGGATTAAGCTTTCGCTAAATCCACAACTTTTGCTCCTTCGGGAATTTTCATTCCCATGACACCAGTTGCATCTCTTGAAGCAACCTTTATCTCGGCAGAGTTAATCTTGATTAAACCTCTTGTCGATATAACTATTATATCGCAATCGTTATTCAAAGTCAAGAATTTAACTACCCTATCGTCCTTACGGACTCCTGAGATTTTCTTACCCTTTGTACCACGAGTACACTCTGGAAATTCAGAAAGCTCTGCCTTCTTTACAAGACCATTTGCAGTAGCTGTCATAAGATACTTACCGCTAATAATCTTAGAATCAATAACTTTATCGCCTTCGTTAAGTTTGATACCGCAAACACCAGCGGCAACTCTACCGATAGCATTTATCTTTTCTGTATCTATTATAACAAAATTGCCATTAAAAGTCAAGATTCCGATAGGCTCTTTATTTATTGTATGGACAGCAATGACTTCGTCATCATCCTTCAAGTTAATAGCCTTGAGAGACTTACCCTTCTTGAAGTTATACTCTTCCTTGGCAGTCTTCTTTACTATACCATTTTTAGTTACAAAGAGAATATACTCAGCAGTCTCGCGGCGAGAAAGTGTAGTAATAGCAGTAATTCTTTCGCCGGGTTCAAACTCAAAGAGCTGTGCTGTATTTATCTTTGCATCTACAGGTAAATCTGCAATGGCACTTCTATAAACTTTTCCCCTGTTTGAGAAAAGAAGAAGATAACCCAAGTTGTCGTCTGAGATAGTCTTAGCGATAATCTCATTATCCTGCATCTTAATCTTAGAACCCTTACCACCACGATGTGTAGTCATAAGTGTAGAAGAAGTCTGAGTATAGATATTGCCAAGAGTTGTGAAGTGAAGGAGAAGTTCCTTCTTTTCAATAACTTCTGTATCTTCATCGCTGCCCTTATAATCAAGGTTCATGAGTCTGGTTCTTCTTTCGTCGCCATATTTCTTAGCAACTTCCTTCAAATCAGTTTCAATTTCCTTGTAAAGAGTATCTCTATCGCTAAGAGCAAGAACGTGATATTCTCTGTCCTTTGTAAGCTGTTCCTTTTCATCTTTAAATGACTGGATTTCAAGTGTTGCCAAACGACCAAGCTTAATATCAATAACTGCCTTTGCCTGAGCATCAGTATAACCAAAACGCTCAATTAACTTAGCCCTTGCTGCGGCGGTACTTGATGAACCTTTAATGATAGCTACTACTTCATCAACATTAGCCAATGCAAGACAGATAGCTTCAACAATAGGAAGTCTTTCATCAATCTTTCTGATATCATATTCGTGCATCTTTGTTCTTACAACAATCTCATGGTCAAGATGAGCCTGAAGAGCTTCCTTCCAACCGAATACTCTTGGACGAGTACCATTATCAAGCATAGTCATGTTGATAGGGAAGAAACTCTGAATTGCTGTATATTTATAAAGATTACGAATAACACTTGCTGGGATTGCTCCTTTTTCAAGCCATACAGTTATATCTACAATTTCCTCAGAGGAATCTGTAAATCTCTTAATACCTGCGCAAGCTGTTGCAGGAATTCTCTTTGTAACTGGTGCATTAGGGTCTGGATTGAACAATCCACCAAGCTGATTATAGATACGGTTAGTTGCAACTCCATAAGGAACTTCTGTTACCTGAAGTGTGTTCTCCTTATCATCATACTCAATAGTACCACGAATAATCGCAGACTTACCCTTACCAATCCTTAAAGATTCCTTAACTTCATCAGCATTAAGAATTGTACCACCGGTTGCAAAGTCAGGAGCACAATAGATTTCATCAAAATCAATGTCAGGATTCCAAAGCAATTTAATCATTGCTTCATTAACTTCTCTTAAATTGAACTGAGGAATACTACTTGCCATACCAACGGCAATACCAGTTGTACCATTTACAATATTATAATAGCCCAATGAAGGTAAAACAGCAGGGAACTGTTCTGTGTTATCGAAGTTATCGAACCACATATCAATGCTCTCTTTTTCGATACCATTAACCATTTTTGTTCCCATTTCGCCTAATCTCATTTCAGTATAACGAGGTGCGGCGAAATCGTTCAAGTGAGCATAAGTACCCATATTACCAATAGTATCCTCAATAGGATATCTCATGCTAATAGGACTACCCATACGACACAAAACACCCGCCATCGCCGCATCGCCATGAACATAGAAATGTTTCATGGCAGACACGATACTAAGGTGTGTCTTTTTATGAGCGCGCTTATATGTAATTTTATCAAGAACCTGTGAATACATACCCATACGCTGTGATGGCTTAAGACAGTCTCGGACATCAAAGATGGCGCGATGCTGAATAGCCATTGCGGCATAAGTACTGAAACTCTGTTCAACTCTGCCCTTTAAATCCACTTTCATTTTATCACTCCTTTTATATTATAATTATAACACATTTTTAAAGTAAAGTCAAATATTACATTTCACCATACTTGCTGAAGTCGATATTCTCGAAAATGAATTCCTTCTTAGGACCAACATCTGCACCCATAAGTGCTTCGAGAGCCTCCATAGCTTCAGGTGTGTACTCAAAAATTTCATGTGCTTCAGGACAATCGAAGATTGCTTCACGAAGTTCTTTCTTTTCAAGCAAACCAAGACCTTTTACACGTCTTACATTACCGGGGAGTTTTCTTCCTCTCTCATTGTAATCTTCATCAGTATAGAAGTAGGTCTGCTTACCCTTGTTCTCAACAATGAAGAGAGGAGCATGATACCAACCAACTCTTCCCTGCTTAACGAACTCAGGACAAATCTTCCAAATGGCAACAAGACCAAGCAAGAAGATATGAAGACCGTCAACATCAGGGTCAACGAAGAAGTCGATATAACCATATCTTAACTTCTTTATATTAAGCGACTTACCATAGTCGAAACCTACTGCAGCCTGTAGTTGCTTAATTTCACCGTTATCAAGGAACTTATCTTCTGAACTACTGAGACCATTGATAATCTTACCACGAGCTTCGAAGATACCCATTGTGTCTTTGTCTCTACCCTTCTTAGCAGAACCACTTGCAGATTTACCCTCACAGATAAGGAGACGAGAATTCTCGCCAAGGACCTTTGCATCGCTTACCTTATCGAGAATCATACCCTTCTTAGTTCTCATTTCAGAGACTTCCTTTGCGGCATTAAGAATTTTCTCTCTTAAAACGTCAGCAGCCTTTTCAGCCTTCTGGAACCTTTCAAGAGACTCAATCAATGCGGCGTATTCGGGAAGTGCAGAGAACTCTGTTAATCCCTTTTCAAATGCTTCTGAAGCAAGTGTACGAAGATTTGGGTTGTTAATCTTACTCTTAGTCTGGTTTGCAAATGAAGGATTTGCAACCTTACAGTTAATTGCAAATACCAATCCCTTACGGATAAGCTCAGGGTCAAATGACTTGCCACTTAAATTTTTAATCTTTGTAGTAATCTTAGTCTTTGCACCTGTTACAGGAGAACCACCTTGTTCACAGATTAACCCATTAACAAAAACATATTCTTGTGTCGGATCGCCTGTCCACATAAATGCAATTTCTACTTCATCTGTATTATCTTTCGCATTGGCAACAATTGGCATGTTCATAAGAGGCTTATTAACATTTTCTTTAATAAAATCTGCAATACCATTTTCAGAACAGTATTCTATTTTCTTTTTTGATATTTCATCATAAACAACAAAAGTAATTCCTCTTGTTAAATAAGAAGTTATTTTAATATTTTCACAAATTTTTTCAAAGGTAAATCCTTCTGTCATATTCTTGAAAACTTCTTTGTCAGGTTTAAATTTGATATATGTGCCATGTAAATCGGGATTTTCAGATTTGCATTCCTCATATGAAATAAGATTTCCTTTTTTAAAATAAACTTTTGCTTGTTTTCCTTCTCTATAAGAAATACCTTCAAAAAATTCAGAAGACAAACAAGTTGCTTTAATCCCGATTCCATTTAATCCACTTACCATAGTATAATTTTTATTATTAAATTTTCCACCAGTATGTGAACGAGAAAAAATAGAAACAAGAACGTTTTCGCCATCTTCTCTTATGCCAAATGGAATACCTCTTCCTTCATCCTTAATTGAAACAGTATTTTCTTTTTCATTTACTGTAATAATTATTTTGTTTCCAAAACCCATTAAAGCTTCATCAGTAGAATTATTTACTCCTTCTTTTAAAGCTTGATAAATGCCTTCGGTATCGTCGGTTCCCAAATACATGGGGATTCTTGCCCTAACACCGTCTTTAAAAGATAAAGACTCAATATCTTCAATTCCATAACTATTCATTATCTTCCTCCTTTTAAAAGAGCCTATTCGACAGTTTCTACCGAACGTTTTCTCTAAGTTCTTAGTGAATAAGAAATGTTCTAATAATAAGTTTCCCCTTTATTAATACGTTCTATAACTTTTCTGCTTACATTAAAATATTTTCCTATCTATTCCATTGAGCAAGAAGACTCTTTTAATAAATAAAAAATATCTTCAATATTTTTTCTATTTTTAAGAATATTTCTATCATCATTTTGTTTTAATGAATTATCTAAATCTAATTTAGAACGACTTTTATGAGAAGTAAATCTTTTCTGAGTATTTATTGCCTACCCTATGTAAACTTTATTATTTATCGTATTTTTTATAATATATACGTCTTTTAACATAATTTCACCTCACTTTATCTTTATTTCTATACTTTATTATAGCACAAAATAAAAGAAAAGTCAAGATGTTACTCTTGACTTTCTTCCTCACTTTTTATTTCATCGTATGGGCTTGGCTTTCTTTTTCTTGGGGTTGGATTATAATATTCATTACACATCGTAACTCCGCGTTGGTTTGGTGTTCCTTCGCAAAGCCAACAATCTCCACATCCAGGAGCGCCACCGTTATAATAAGCGATAGCGCAGGTTTTACATATACAAGAATCACATTTGTTCATAAGCGTCACCTCCATTTAAAAACCATACGAATTAGCGATTTTTTAAATAGTTTACCACAGAATTAACTGCACACGCACCATCTGAGGCGGCGGTAAGAGCTTGACGTAACATTTTACAACGAACGTCTCCTGCGGTGAAGAAGCCTGGGATTGTAGTATCTCCATTTGCAGTAGCCATTACATATCCCTGTTTACTAAGTAATTCTGAACAGTTATTTCTCAAAGGTTCTGTATTAGGAATCATACCAATAGCAACAAAGACGCCTTCTGCAAACAGAGGACCTCTTACTCCTTTACACAATATCCAACAAACTCCTTCATTATCTTTAGAAATTGAAGTAACTGGTGCGTCATACCAGATATGAACATTGTGAAGTTTTGAAACTCTGTCAAAAGTAGCCGGTGCGGCAGTAACATTTTGGTCACACATTACAATGTAAACATCTTTACAAATCTTTGAAAGATATTCTGCTTGTGTAAAAGCTACGTCTCCACCGCCAATAACAGCAGCTCTTTTATCTTTGTACAAAGGACCATCGCAAATTGTACAATAATGAATTGGAGTTCCTTGGTCAATTTTTGCGGGTAATTCCCTGTGCTTACAGCCACACGCATAAATAATTGACTTGGCGGCACCAACCCATTCATCCTCAGTAATAACTCTGAAAGTACCATCAGACTCGATTTTTATTTCCTTAACAGTATGCTGTTCTATTGAAATGTTATTTGCTAAAAGCTGGTCATGTAAAGAATCGGCTAAATCAAAACCAGACTGACTGGCGGCACAAGGATAGTTCTCTACAAGAATAGCATTTGCAATCTGTCCATACTCATACTCGTCAAAACCAACTAAGGTAAAATCGAGATTTGCTCTTTTCGCATATAGTGCGGCAGTCATTCCTGCCATTCCATTACCAATTATAATTAAATCTTTCATTTATTTTCTCCATTCATAAACTATATATAATTTATCTTTGTTAATCATAATTTTTCACTCCATTGATTATCACTACTTAATTGAACTCCAAGCAATTCATCAAAGTGACTTGGTTTATTAGGAATAAAGCGTCCAAACTTAACAATTATATTTGATTCAGTTGTTTCTCTTTGGAGTCTTAATAACAAATCTTCGATTTCATGAGGATAATAACCCGTATAGATAACAATATCAGGCATTTCTTTTATATCGAAGCAAGTGATGTATAAGACTTCCATTATTTTAATGAGTTCAATCATATCCTCAAAATCGTCAAATGGTTCAAGACCTCCAAAGACAACAGCTTTTGTGATAGGATTTTCATAGAAACGTGTTGCAATTTCCATTTTATCCATATCAATAGTAGGTGCAAGAGCGAGGTCTGAATTTTGACAGACCTCACAACCACACTCTTTATCACATTTAAAAGTACAATGCGGCATACCAATGAACATAGAGGGCTTACCGTATTGACAAAAATCTTCATCAATTAAGTTCTTTATTTCCATTATTTTACTCGCCTCCATCCTTTCATACTAATTTTCCAACTATATCATTAGCTGGCTCCCAACGGCGCATTTTATATTCAGCTTTTCTTGGCTTTGTCCAAGTCTTAATAGGTGTTAAGAAGCCGACTATTCTGCAATACTCTGTAGCAATAGGCTTACCACAAATAGGACAAGTTGTTCCATAGAAGGCATGATTATCTTCACAAGCCTGAATCTTTGTATTGAAGGCAAAGTAAGTTACACCCTGGTCAGCAATATACTCAACCATCTGCTTTGCAGTTTCATAGTTCTTGAAAGGTGCGTCAATATTTGCATGAAGTATTGACTTAAATAGAATATTTTTCTTGTAATCTTTTTTCAACATAATTTTTAAGCTCTTCTTTTCTTTTACAATTATTCACATATTCAAGTATTTTATCATCATTTCGAGTAGAGCGAAATTCTTTAAATAACATTTTTTCAGCGATATATCGTACATAGACTGCATCTTCCATTTTTTCATATCTACCAAGATAGCATTTAATTCCATCCATTCGTATTTCCGCAGTCCATTTTTTACGTTCTTTATCAAAAAATACGCCCGCAACTCCAGATTTATTATTAGATAAAATTGCTTTATTTATTAAATTTTTTGATTGTGGAACAATTCTTAAATTACTTCTTCTATTATCAGCGCGATTTCCATTGATATGGTCGATAACCATATTATCTGGTGGAGATAATAACCAAGTATGAATTTGAATTGGTTGATAATTTCCAGTAAAATACTGTCCTTTCCAAAATCTCCATTTTCTTGTTAAAACTAATTCTAAATCTTCTGTATCAATAAGAAACTTACCTGAAGGTTCATTTTTTTTATTAAAACAATAAATCCAAGTTCCTTCTGGAGTAATTTCATATTCATTACAATCAAAACAAGTCTTTGGACTTTCATCTAAAAATTTTCCATACTTTACATACTGTGAATAATGTTTTCCACAAACTATCATATGAATACCATGATAGTTAATAGGATGTTGATTTGTTGATGGGATATCCTTCCCACACTGATTACATTTCATTAATATTCCTCCTTTAGACTATCTCTTCTTACTTGGTGGGCAATCCCTCCACTGTAAGTTGTGCGCTTGGAAATGGTGTCTATCTCCATTTCTACTGGGCTACATTCATCACCCATAGTCGTTACACCTTTCTTTTTTTAAAAGACTTGGCACGGTATTAGTCTCCATCCACCGTTAGCCCCACTTTTGGGACACCCCTAGACAAGGTTCACACAATTTATTATTAAGGTGGCTCAATCTTCATCAACCACCATTGCAGAAACCATCGAACAATGCCTGCACACGAACTCTTTCCTGTAAAGTTGACTTAATACCAAGAGGCATGAACTGATTACCATAAAGCGGCAAATCATAAATATTTGCATCTGGATAGAAGAACTGGTCTTTCTTCATCAACTTAGCCGCGGCGTTTTCACCCAATCTGTTACTTTTATGACCAAATATTTTTAGAAGAAAAAGTAATTTGATATTTACTTAAATCTTCTTTATTATTTAATAACCATCTTTTAAATTTATCACTTCTAAAACCTAAATCTTCATCATAAATAACTTTAAAAGTTAAATTATGTTTTTTACAGTATTCTTCTGCAGAAGACGCTTCTAAATTAAATCTTTCTTCATCTTCATATAATAAATGCTTTTTAGGTTTTAGTTCAATTAAAATTTCTCCATTTAAAAATATATCTGGAGTATAATGATGGTTATTAGGTAGTTTAATTTGAAATGGTTCAACATCATAGAAAGAAATATCTCTATTATTTTCTATTTGTATCAAATAACATAGCTCTAACAAACTTCTGAAAAAGAATTTTTTATTATTTTTAATAGAGTAAAAGAAACCATTATATCCACGCCCCATATTAGCATTTTTATATCTGCCATCTTTCCATGCCTGAGATAACTTTATCCTTGTTTCTTCACTAACCTCATGTTCTGAATAATATTTTAATAAACTTTCAGAAATTTTATTCTTAATTTCTGGAGTTCTTTCATAAGGAGTAATTTTTCTATCTCTTGATGCGGCACTAATTTTTGCTTTTCGTTCATCTGAAAAAGTTTTTCCATAAGATGAATTTCTACGTCCCGCTTTAGATTTTGTATTTATACCTTGTTTTATCATATGCTTCCGAGTTGTAGAATAAGTCATATGATAAAGTGCAGCAATTTCTCCTATTAAAAGATAATAATCATCAAACAGCTCTTTAAAACCACTTTCATCCTTGTTCTAAATTTTTTGAATTAGGTCTTGTGCTTCTTCAATTATTAAAAGTGGTTTATTATAGTTATTTATGATAATTGAATTTTCATCAATTTTAGCGACTCCAATTTTAAAGCCTGAACTATTTAATATATCCATTTCATTTCAACTCCTTTATATATTTGGCGGAAATGGTTCTTCTTTAAAGAGTCTTTACTCTTGACCATTTCTCTCACTCTTCAATATATAAGTGAGTTCAGACTATCGCATCTCCAATAAAATAGTCAATTTGGAGGTTCCACATTTAGTCGTTCACGCTACCATTACGCTTGCGCCCTGTTATCTTTATAAGAAACGCTAACTTATAAAGAACTCCAAGTCAATTAGTGGAACTTTTTATTTTTCGTGGTTTATTTGACGTTATGCCACGCATTCCCAGTGATGTTTAGGAATCTGTTCTGTGTTAATCTTATAGTCATAGCCGCCCTCTTCAAGGAACTTATCTGCAACTTCTCTCATTGTATCGAAAATCTGCTTACCGAAATCAGCAGCTTCCTGTGTGTAATATGTATTACCAAGTTTATCCTGATATGTACAACCGAACTTCTTCATTGTTTCATAAATACCAATAAAGCCGATTGTGTTGTAAAGATGTTCAAAATCAATAAGACTAAAGCTGAAGTTAGGAAGTAATCCCTTTTCAACATTTCTCTTAATGATGTGACGAACAACATGAAGTGAACGGACAATACAAAGAGTTCTGTTCTTCAATTCTTCAAGATACTCTTCTTTTGTATTTGTATCAAGAGCAAGTCTTGTCAAGTTAATTGTATTAACCTTAACAGAACCAACTTTCAATGCAGTACCACCAATGGAATTAAAATCGTGTAACCCCACATTTCTGTGGGCACTGACTATCTCTTATACTTACATATCCTGTGTAAGCATATCCCCATTTCCACTTACGTATCAATAGTAAGTGTACTCCTCTTGGCGAGGATAGTCGATACAGGTTCCTTTTCACCTTTTGCTCTACCTGTTTTTAACGGATAAGATAGAGCAGAATTTTTATAATTTCTTCCAGCATTTATGTGTTTTATTGTTCCTTCCGATACGTGGAAGTATTCTGCAATAGTCTTTATTGTAAATTCCCTATTAAGTAATAACCATTGTATATTATCAACTTCTTCTGGTAACAAATGATATGGAGTTCCTTTTCTAATTGGATAATCAACACAATTTATTTTATGAGTTGTACCATGGTTAATTGAAGTAATCATTTGTGTATTAACATTATATTTTTCAGCAATTTGTGCTTGTGTTAATTTACTCTATTTTAAATCGTTAATAATATCATATACTGTTTTATCAGATATTACACTTCTTGGATGATTTTCTCCATAAAATGTCGGTGGCTCTTCGCCGCCATCCGTTAAATTATATCCATTAGGAATTTTACAATTTAATTTTTTTATCCAATATTTCTCCTTTTCATTATAATCTTCAATATTTTTTTCTAAAATTTCATAATAGAAATTTTCTTTACCTAATGCTTCTATTGCGTCATGAATAGGAGAGTTATCAGCATTCATTTTGGCTCTTGATAAATGAGCTATAAATCTATGTTGTGGGTCTATTGCTTGACCCACATAAACTTTATTATTGATTTTATTTTTGATTACATAAATGCTTTTCTTCACTATATCACCTCTCTAAGCTGAGAGAAATTATAGATGAAAAGACTTCCCACGGGATTGCCATACCTATGTCTCACGACAGGGGCTTCAGGTTTCCCCGTTAGCATACTTTAAAGTATACCCCAGAGATTACTGGTAAAGGGATAATAGGGCATTTATTACATACCCAAGGTCGCGAATATCGCTCTTAAGGCGGCAACAATTAGAAAGGCTTGAAACATTATCATCAATGAAGAGGTTTGAATCACTCCACCTCATATTATGTCCAATTCCCCACTCTGCAAACTCAGGGTCAAGGAACTCTCCATCCTTTCTTACAAGTGAAATCGTAGAAATAGGGAATGTAAACATATTCTCTGAACGAATATCACTCATAGCTTTCATATAAAGCTTTTGGAAATCCATAATACCATCAATGTGGTCAACCATAAGTTCGCCATTTGGAAACTCTGAACCACCGAACAAAGCCATCAAATATTCTCTGTCAAATACTGATGTATTTGTAAAAGCAGACTGCTAACCCACGTTATCATAATTTTCATTATGCGCTGACTATTTTTTATTACTTAGTTAAAAGTAATATTACTCTTTCCCGCCGCGTATCAATAGCGGAGGTACTCCTCTTCGTGAGGATAGTCGATACAGGCTTCATTTAATTATTTGCTCTAAGTGGATAGATAAGATTATCTCTCCTATACATTTTTGTTGAACCATTTTTAATACCAATTATTATATTTGGAGCCACATTATATTGTAGCGCAATTTGTCTTAAACTTATTTTTGTTGTAGAAATTAGTTCAATAATTTCTGAGACTTGATGATAAGTTAATTGACCAGCATTTTTTGTTGCTCGATATTGTCTAATTGGATAAGAAATATTATTTTGTTTATGATAAATTCCACTGTTTATTCTTGAAATAGTCCTTCCCTCTACTCCATATCTTTTTCCAATATCTTCATAAGAAGAATAACTAAATTTTAGAGAATATATAATTTCTTCAATATCTTCTTGAGTAAGTTTACCAGTTGGATTAGGATTTTTTCTAAGCGGATATTCAACATTTAAATTATAATAAGTATTTCCTAAATTAACATCATTTACACAAGAGGAAGATATATTAAATTTTTTTGCAATATCTCTTATACTATTTTTTGTGAATTTTAAATCTGAAACAATTTTTTCTAATTCTATATTAGTTTTAAATTTTGCTTCAGGATGTTCAATGCCTTTAAAAAGAGGCGGTTCATTTCCTCCTTCAAGAATATTATATCCATTTGGTCTTAAAGATTTATATTTGAGTATATAATATTTTTCTCGTTCATTATAGTTTTTTATTGGACCTTCTAATATTGACATAGTAAAATGTTCTTTACCGTATTTTTGTATAGCTAAATCTATTAAACTATTATCATTATTAGGGCGGCAATGTTGATTAAATCTATGTTTAGGATTATTGGATTGACCGATATAAACCTTATTGTTAATATTATTTTTGATTATATAAATATATTTTTCCATCTATTCACCTCCTTTATTTTTATTTTATTAGAGCAATTAAATGATTCCCACGAGATTACCATACCTATGTCTCCCGACAGGGCTCCAGGCTCCCTCGTTAGCCACTATTTAAGTGACCCCAGTGATTACTGGAAAAGTAATAAATGGACAGTTCTAATTAGATTCTATCCCTTACGCAAGGCTGATTAACGGCATAAATAAATCTCTGAATGTTCTGATAAGCATACTCGTCCCATTCTGTAATGCCAAAGTAAGCCTTCTTCTGGTCTTCTTTCCAGAAGTAATACATATAAGGAATAAGGTTTGGTAATCCGACTGCCGTCGGAACTCCGATATTTCTATCGGGACTGACTGGATTTTCCTACGACCTTTGTCGCAGTGTTTCTCTGTCCCCTCACGTACCAATAGCAAGAGTACTCCACTTAGCGTGGATAGTCGATACAGGCTTCATTAGAATTTTCGTAATGGGTAGGACAGTCCTTCACGAAAATATTTTTTTGAAGTGCCACGGTTAATTCCTTCAATGGCTCTTCTATCTACATTATATTTTTTTGCTAAAGATTGTATGCTTTCTTTTGTGTTTAATAAAGCGTCAATAATATCAGAAACTTGTTCATAAGTAAATAATATTACACCGCTGCTCTTCCAATTTCTAATTGGATATTGAATATTATCCCTATGATGTGTAATTCCAGCGTTTATTTTAGAAATAGCATGAACTTCAACTCCATATTCTCTTGCAATATCTCCATTAAAACGATAAGTGTATTTGAGAATATCAATAATATTATCTACATCTTCTTCTGTTATTTTTCCATTTATATTAGAATTTTTCCTAATTGGATACTTTTCATTTAATAAAGCTCGACTAATGCCTTGATTTATTCTCAATACTTGTCTTTTAGAAATATTATATTTCTTTGCCAACTGAGATAAAGAAATTTGAGTTGTTGCCAAGTCTATTTTTAGTTTAAGCACATCCTCATCTGAAATTTTAGTATTAGAATGTTCATCTCCATAAAAAATAGGAGGCTCATTTCCGCCATCAAGGATATTATATCCGAATGGCTTTTTTGAATTATAATATTTAATCCAATATTTTTCTCTTTCATTGTAATTTTCAATTTGAGACTCTAAAATTTCAAACCAAAAATGTTCTTTTCCGTATTTTTGAATTGTTTTATCAATTAAAGAATTATCATAATCGCCTTTACAATGAGATTGAAATCTCTTTTTACTATCTAAAGCTTGTCCTATATAAACTTTAGTGTTAATGTTGTTTTTAATAATGTAGATATCTTTTCTAATGATTCCCACGGGACTAACATATGAATTATTCATTCACTTAGCCTCCCCCGTTAGCCGCAAATGCGACCCTGCTGGTAAGCAGAAAAGAAACATATGGGCGCAGCAAATTCACCCGAAGTTCTGTTACTTGCAAAGTTGATATACTCTTTTACGAAGTCAACAAAAGTTGTCAAGTGCTTTGGCGGCTTAGCATTAAAGGTGTCACCAAGGAAAAACAATCCCTTTTCAGCCAAATCCTTTAAATCGTAAGCAAAACAATAAGACTTGAAGGTTGCAGTATCTGAGTCATGTAAATACAACTCCAATTATTAGACTATTTTTTAGATTTGCCTTTTGAAGACAAATAATTACTCTTTCCAAATGCGTATCAATAGCATTTGTAGTCCTCTTCACGAGGTAGTCGTTACAGGCTTTTATTTACGAATTGGATAATTTTCATTGGGTTCAAAATATGCTTTAGTTTTTCCACTATTGATATTACTAATAGTGCTATGGGACTTAATATTCATCCGCCGAGCAATTTCTCGAAAAGAGAGGTCTGAATTTTTTAACAAAAATTTAATTTGATTTAAATCCTCAATAGAAATATTTTTCTTGTAAACAGCATGCTTCCTAAGAGGATAATCCCAAGAGGGATGAAAATGAGCTTCTCCTTGGTTAATTTTTTCTATGGCTTGCTTGTTTACGTGAAAAAAATTTGCAATATCAATAATAGTTAAATCATCATGCTCCAAGAAACTTTTTATCGCAATAATATCATTTTCTTTTAATTTATTGCCAGTTTCAATAGCAAGAGGATATTTTAAATCTTTTTTTCTGTAACTCTTTCCTTCGTTAATTGCTTTTATCATAAAATAAGAAAAATTTGGATGATTTTTTGCGATTTGTTTTAAAGTTAAATTTTTATTATTTAAAATTTCAGAAATGATTTGAGATGCTTCTTGTTCTTTTTCTTTTGTGGAGCGAATAGGATAAGAACAATTTGTTCTAAAATATGTTTTCCCTCTGTTTATGTTACTAATAATTTCTTGTGTAACATTAAACTTTTCACCTATTTGCTCTTGAGATAATGAAGAATTTAAGAGTAAATCTATAATTTGGTTCACTTGAACATTAGTTAATTTACTCTGATAAGAAAGCTCTCCATTTAAGTGAGGATACCCCTCTCCGCCTTTGGTCATATTATATCCAGTAGGGTATAGGGTATTCAATTTTTTAATCCAATACTTTTCTCTTTCATTAAAATTTTCGATTTGTTCTTCTAATACTTCTATAAAGAAATTTTCTGGACCATAATTCCTAATAACTTGATGAAAAACTGTCCCATCTTTAGCTTGTTTATGAGCAAGAAATCTTTTTTGAGCATTAGAACTCTGTCCCACATATTGCATCCCAGTAATTATATTGGTAATTACATAAATATCTTTTTTCATAAGTAAACCTCCTTGACAAAACAAAAAAGATTTTTCGTAAATAAATTCCCACGAGATTAGCAAAAGCCTTCCTCGTTAGCTCATATTAAATATGAACCCCCTTGATAAAGGGAAAAGTAATCTAAGGGCAAGTTGTTTACATTTCACCCATCCACTCGCGGCGAAGCCATTCATTAGCAGCCTTGAAACCATACTCCTTCTGCATTTCATAATAAATCTTCTGAAAAGCCATAACCTTTCTGTGTGGCTTTGGCATTTCTGAAAGAAGGGTTACAATATCTTTTCTTCTTACATTACTGTTTGAGTCAATTGAGCTATCAGCTACAACTGGCTCGTCAACGAAATTGTCAATAAATTCTCCGAGAGAAAGCTGGTCATCACCAAAGCCGTTTAAATAGGCAAGCTCTGTACCAAATTCGTTCTACAGTTTATTCCACTGAGTTGTGAAATTTTTATTCTTTCTTCCAATATTAAGCATTGCTCTCACCTACCTTTTTCATCCAGTCAATTGCTCTTGCAAAATCATAGGTTACTGTTCCCCATGCTTCATCAACCTGTAAGATAGGCAATGAATCATTATGAGTTGCTTCACAAATTCCTTTAATTTCATCCGCGTCTGTAATGACATCATACTTGGCATTTAAAGCATCAAGCTTCTTTTTAAGTACATTACACTTTGGACAGCCAGTAGAATAAAGTCTTATATTAGCCATATCCTCACTCCTTTTTATTTATTCTATTATAATTATACCACATCCAACTTTAAAAGTCAAGACATGGTAATTATAAAGTAAAAATCAGATAGTCAAACTCTAATGATTTGGTGTCATTCGAGTCGAACCACCTGATTTCCTTTTAATTATTTCTCAGCGCAAACTTTCGGGATTGGATTTGGAGGGACAACACCAAAGAGAAGCATTGCGTCATCTTCCTGCTTTCTCCATCTTCTTTCTTTTCCATCAACTGCAAGCTTATCAACATAGTTATTCCACTCGTCATTTGCGTGTCCCTTTACTTTAACGAATGTAACTTTATTGAAGTAGCGAGTTGCTTCGCTAAGTGCCCAGTCAATATTCTTAATAAGTGTAACATTCTCAATAGGCTCATGCTTTTTGCCACGAGTCCAGTCGTTAGCTTTCCAGCCCTTAATCCAGTCATTGAAAATGTTTACACAGTAAGCAGAGTCAGAACGAATTTCAACGGTCTTACCAGTATAGCCAAGACCATTAAATCTTATAAGACCTTGGAAGATTGCATTGAGTTCCATTTCATGATTTGTTGTATTATCTGCGTGACCATAGTTGTCAAATAATATTTTTTCATTTTCGTCGAGAACTGCATATGCCCAGCCACCTGCTTCACGAACGTACTGTCCATCAACTTTTCTCATTGTTGCAGCCCCGTCAGTATAAATAATAAACTTTTCAATCATCCTACATCCTCCTCATAATGCTCGCAAATATCATCTTTCTTAAAACAAGGAACGCCATTAGTAATCATACCACTATCTTTACCGTAAGGTTTCGATATTCATTTCCCTTTTCATTTAATCTATTTTTATTATATCTTAATTTTTATAAAAAGTCAACAAAATGAGGGCAGTTGCCTGCCCTCAAAATTACATTATTTAACTTGCCAAGTCATCATTTCTTCATATAGCTCATGTGCAAAGGAATTTCCTCCAATATTACTGTACACATTATACAATGAGCAAAGGTCTTCCTTGGTTCTCATATCTAAGGCCTTATCATTACAATGTTCAAAATAAATCTGAGTAATAGAGTGTCTAATCTCAGACCTATTGATTTCGCGTGTTTCCTTGCGATATGATTCAATTCTCTCATCCATTTCCTCAATTTTCTGAGTTACCTCACTTTTGAGCTCATCTACAGCTCTTTTAATCTCTTTTCCAAAATCAGTGAATGCTTGGATAGCCGCATCATTCTTTTCCTTTTCTCTTTGAAGACTGTCTTTCAATTCTAAATCAGCTTGGTCTGGTTCCTTCTTTGCCTTAATAATGTCAACAATTACTTTGCCAACGATTGTTATTACAGAACCAAGTCCCGCGGCAATAGCAGCGATTATTACTTCGTTCACATTCTCACCTCCGATTTAATAAATCATTATGGTATTTCGAAGAAACTTTATACGCCGGGTTAGTAAATAAAGACTCAAAAGTGAGATTATTGTAATCCCAATAAGGTACTCTTATCAGAGGTATCTTCTTCCTTAAGCAGTAAGCGTTTTTACGTCTGTCCCACTCTTGAGTCTGTTTAAATTCAGAAACAGTTTTCTGAAAATGGGGAACTCTATGAAAGTGTTGTTCTCCATCTATCTCTATGGCGCAAATAATTTTATTATTTTTATCATAAACGATAAAATCAAATCTTAATAAATTTCCTTTTAAACTTTTTAAGTCAGGAAAGGAAACTTCTTTTTGGAAATAAAGATTATGTGAGCGTAGGAGTTTTTCAACTTTTTCTTCTCCTTTTGACATTACATATCTCCAAATCTTTTAAGTGGTCTCTTAGGTTTCGGCGGCTTAGGTGGGAAGTATGGAGAATAAGGAACTTCTCCATTTGCAATATGGAAAGTAGCTACATGATAGAATCTGTGACCGTCTTCATCAATTGGAATACCATATGGGAACTGTTTTACCAATCTTGCGATTGCCTGCTCAGTAGTTTCCTTGTTCCAATCATACATATCACAATTCAAATTTGCAGAAAAGTGTGTTGTATTGATAATATCTTTTCTTGGCGGCGGAGGTGGTTTTTGAGCATTTACAATAACCTCTCTCCATTCAATAAGTCCGAGCTGAATTTCTTCAAGAGACTTTGCAGATAATTCATATTTAACTCCATAGAAAGCTTCTTCACAAGACTTAAGTTCATAAAGCTCAGTATCCTTACTATATTCTAATTGAATAAGAATATAGTGATGACCTTCAAGATATACAACATTTACATAGTTGATACCGTTGAATTTTGCAAGGAATAAATGACCTTTATGGTCTATGTTGTCAAAGTCGACCTCTTTAGGGAAGTATTTATCCTCATTTGCAAGAGGGAAACCAACAAAGTCTGGGATTATAATGTACTTATCTGTAATTTCATAACTTGCTTGTGGTGCGCCGAGACTGTTCTATACCAAAGTTATGGTCTTAAGATAGTCCTTCTTAAAACCACACATTTCAAAGTGACGACAAGTAAAACAGCGAGGCTGTACCTGTGTATGCTTTGGTGGTAACTGAGGAGGGATTGGCGCAAGAATTGGTCTCTTCGGATATGGCATACGAGGAATTTTCATCTCAACAGGCTCTTGAGTTCCTGGCGGATTCGGAGTCGGACCAAACTCAGGCTTAATTACAAGGTCCGGTTTGAACTCTGGAACAGACGCAGGTCTTTCACAAGGCTCGTCTACTTCATAAGAATAATCTTTTGGAGCAGATCTTGCGGCGGAACTTGGTGTCTGACATGGAGCTTCAAAGTCATATGGGTAAGGAACCCATGTTCCATAAACATAACCGTCGTGCATTTCTTTCACCTCACTGTAAAAAAATGAGGTAGGATAGAACCTACCTCTACTAATATAATGTAGTTTTACATTGTTTATAGTCCAATTTTTTACTTAGTAAGCTGACTGAACTCGCAATCTGTGGAATTCTTATCATTACGCCATTTCTCAATTTTACCATGACGCAATGTGTAATCATTGTCGATATGCTCAATTTCCATTGCAGTAAGCTCTGCAACCTTACCAATCCACTTGTCAGGATTTGTAACGATTTCCTTCTTAAGTTCATCAGTTATACCTGATATCCAAGTAATATGAACAGGCTTATCTCCGTTCATTACAGAGAATGATATTGCACTTGCCCAACCATAGAAGTAAGGCTTAGTAACTGGCTCAACAGGAACACCATTTGAAAAATCATCGAACTTGCAAGTATTAAACTTTTCACCTGTCTTTGTATTTTCCCAGAAAGTCCAAGTCTCAATTTCCTTACCGGTGTAAAGACGAGTTGCTGTCTTGTAATCACCGTCAATGAAAGCGTCGATTGTATCTTCCAACTCTTTCTTCATCTTGAGTGTCATCCATGCCGTTCTCTTACCACAAAGATAATGACAATCCTCACGAGTGATTACAATACCTTCTCCACCTGCGGCAATAATCTCACTGTAAAGATTCCAAAGGTCTTCACCCATTACATAGTTTGCTGTTTCAACATTTGCAAGGTCTTTAAAAAGTTCAAGATTAAGATATTTAATTCTATCCTTAAATTCCATATCAATCATTGACTTACCATTCCAAGCAATTATATCAAAAATGTAAAAATGAAGATATCCATTCTTTTTCTGTCTTTCAAGGCACTTATCCTTGAGACAGTTCAGTACTGATGTAATCTTACGACTACCTTCATTGTCAGGGAAGTAAATCTCACCAACAAGTGCAGTACCGTTTGGAATTGCAGCAAGCTGTTTACAAATGTGAGGAATCCATTCTGCCTTATCCTGATAGCCACCATTAACAGACTCAGTGCGGCTACGCATATGGAAGTTACCGTCCATGTCCTTGATAATCATTGCCCAGGCTCCATCCATCTTTCTTGCGCCCAAATATCTATCTGAAAAAATTAACTCTTTTGCTTTAGTCTTTTTGTCGCCTTTAAATGAAGATGTAAAACTGTAATATTTTTGGGCTGCCATAGTTGTAAAATTAAAACCATCAATAATAATATCTTTCATTATGTACTCTCCTTTATGTATAAATTTGTCTCTTTGTAGACATCCACATGATTTAGTATCCTATTTTCTTAAATCAGTAGAACAAACTTCACAAATGTTCCCGCAATCACAAAGACATTCCCAGATTATTCCTCTATTAGATTTCTTTTTTGATTTTTTTATAACTTTTAATTTCCCAAATCGCTAATTCGTTAAATCATAAGCCATTTAATCATCTCCAAAACCATCAATTATAATTTCCATGCACATTTCTCCTTTTCATTTTCTATTATTATTATAAAATAATTTTTTCAGAAAGTCAATCTTCTTCATCTACAAAAGTTTCTTCAAAAATAGTGGCTTCCTGCATTAACTCGTCAAGCCCTCTGTTATTATCAATAACTACATCGTACTGATAATTAAGAACATTATCATCAGCATGGTTGCCGAGCAATTCAAACTCTCCACGCTGAACGAGAATTGTAAGCGCGCCATAATCATTAACGAATCTTGCAATTTCTTCAGGCTCGCGGCAATCAATAAATAAGAGGTCAGTATCACTTTGTTCATAAGTCTCAATAAAGCTCTTAACCTTCTGATACGGAAGGTCTTTCCAACGAGTTAGAGCATCTTTGAGGTCTGAGAGGAATCGTCTATCTTCTGGAGTCTTACCGCCATCCCAACCAAACAGCTTTGCAATTTCCTTTACATACGTAATAGTAGAAATGACTTTTACTTCCTTTCCTCTTGCCGCGGCAATCTTTTGTACCATTGTTTCAAATGTAGTATTGTGAGTGACGATATAATTATTCATTAAAAATAAATGTTCTTTATTATCAACCAAAAAGCAAGTCATTTCTTCTTTTTTATTTGTTTTTTCAATTTTAATAATTTGGGTTGTATTATAATCAAATATAGAAATTGGCAAGGCTTTTGCTACATCTTTTTTTCTTGATAAAAAGAATAATTTTTCCTTTTCTTTATTATTCATATGTATGCCTAATTGATAACAAATTTCATTAGTATATTTATCATTTCTTGTATCTTTATATATAGTAGCCCAATAGCCCAATGATTCAATAATTTCTTTAACGTCATATATCAATATTTTACTTGTTGAAGTAAATTTAATATTTCCGTTTTTATCAATTGAACCATCAGTATCCATCAATCCCTATAATAAGTCTATTCTTTGTTCAATTGAGCTATACTTATAAATATCTGGAATACTTTTATTATAACTTAATTGACATATATTATCACTATAATTTTTAAATAAATCTAATGTTTGAATATATTTAACATCCGTATTATTTTTATTTTTCTTTTTTTCTCTATTCAAAAAATACCAGTTATAATTAAATTTACTTTTTTTAACATACCCTCCTGCGTTTAGTAAGGTATTAACTCTTTCAACAATCTCAATATCATTAGATGATAGAGTTAATTGTCTTTCTAAACAAGACCCATCACCAAGAAAAACGCCAAATACATAAGGATGAATTTTTAAATTTTGATGAGGGTATTTTACTGCTTCATTGTTTTGAATCTTAAATCGGTATCCTGCTTTATCAGAAACTTTAACTCCTTCTTCAATAATTTGCTTTAAGGTGTATGGCTCAAATTTATTTTTACTTTTCTCCCTATGCCAACTTTGTTTATGTATATTCCATAAGTGTTCTTCAGAACATTCTGCAACTTTTCCATTTTTAAAATAAACTTTATATACTTCTTTTTCTCCCTATGGAAATACGCCCAATACTTTGGTTGGATTTCCTTTTCTATCAAAAAGAAAATCTCCTACCTTTATTTCTCCAACCTTTTTATATCCATTTGGTGTAGGAATTAAAGTTGAATTTGGTAAAGCTTTACCTGACGCGCCGCGCCCATTAACGACCATGATTTTCATTTTCATCCTCCTCCTCGGGTAATGTATTCTTATCAAAGAAAAGAATTTCATTTATAATTTCAATTTTTGAATTAAGTGTAAATTTACTTATCATATCTATATATTCTTCATTATTTATAATATTCAATTCAGAAGGAACATTACGAGTGTCAACATAAATTCTTAAATTATCGGTAATGAATTTTGCTGCTTCTTCATTTTCAACAATATACATATGAATATTACCTTCCTTTGAAGACTTTAAGATGAAATTGAAAACAGGGAAATCGTTCTCATTACCCTCAAGTTTAAAAACAACAATTGGAATTGTTTTATTAATTACGCTCTCCCAATTTGAATCAAGGTAATTATCCTCTCTCATTTCAAGAAAAAGACTCCATAATTGACTCTCCGGCTTAAGATAAAACTCTTGTGCCATTGTAAGCGAATCAGGCAAAAATCTTTCAATTGGATTGAAGATTTCAATAAAAGTCTTAGAGTAAGAGCTTAGGTTAATTACATTATAAATAGGATGATAACCAGTTATGAAGACAACCTTCTTCAGCTTTCGTGCTTTACGATAGCCTATTACTGGGATATCCTTAAAAATTTCTTTCTCTTCTGGAGTGTCAATATCACCAAGAATTTTAATATCAATAGTTTTCTGTAAAACAGAACCCGCGCTGTAAATCATGCGATAAGCCAAAGATGAATAAATATCCTTATCATACTTAATTACAAATGTGTAATTATGTTTTATTTCATAATCATATCTTATAATTATTTCTCTGATTGCGCTTCCAATAGAAAAATCTGTGTCCTTCTATTTATCATTAAAGAAAGGACCAATAAAATTAAAATGATTTATTGTTCTGAGTTTTTTAATACGCTCAGACATTTCAATATTTAACATCGTGTGTTCACGCTCCTTTTTTTTGATACTTTTATTATATCATAAAATTATCAAAAAGTCAAGATTTTGTTAATTGCTTGACTTTTAGGCGGCGTCATGCTATTATAATAATTGGGGGTTGATGATGATGGATTGTACATATTATCTCACACAAAATCTTTCGAAAAGAAACGCTGCGAATTTAATATTCTCATTAAAAGAAATAAATTCAAGTGTTTTTTTATATAGAGCAAATGACAGAAGAGTGAATGGTAAATCTTTAATAGGAATATTATCAGGACGCTTCTTATAGGGAGATACAATTAAAATATTAATTGATAATCCTGAACAAATGAGTAGAGTCAAGAGTATTTTTAACCAATATGGTGAAGAAATTATTTAAGGAGGCGATGGTATGGAATACAGAATGTGGAAATGCACAGCTGGAGCAATGGAAAATTGCGTACCATTAATCAAGGCGTCAGTAAGGGAAAACGATAATATTAGTATGGGTTCTTCTCTCAGATTCGTGGGATTTGAAGGAACTGCTAGTACCAAGTTTTATCTTAATGACTCCAATGAAGAAATGGAAATACCAGCAGTAGGTCACTTTGTGACTCCTTTTACTGGAGAAAGAGGTATGAATATTTGGAGTCTCAAATTTGAAACCGCTTTCACTGGTAACATCTATTACATAATTTGAGAGGTGATATAATGGGAATGATGAATATGTTTAATCCTTTCATAGGTGGAGGTGGAGGTGGAGGCGCATCAGAAGATGAAGTTGCAAGAGCTGAGATTGCTGCTATCAAAGATGGAGAAACGCTTGATAGTTTTTCTGATGTTGAAAATGCTCTCATTGACATGGTTAATATTCAATCTGATTGGAATTAGGCAGATAATTCCAAAGATGATTATATTAAAAACAAACCTACAATTCCAACTACTGCATCTGAGATTTCTTATGATAATACCATATCTCATCTTGAAGCAACTAATACTTAGGCAGCGATTGATGAACTTGCAGCAATTACTTATCCAAGTATAAACATTACTGCGGATAGTGGCGCAATAATAACTGCAACAAATGGAACAATAACTCTTACTGCCACAATGGAATAGACTCCCCTTAAGATGTTAATTCCTTCATGTGGTAAATGGACTTTCTCTGCTTCTTTAAATGGAAAAGTCATTAGTAAAATAATTAACTTTACAACATCTAAAATTTATGATGTTGAATTAACTTTTGATAATGTTTATGGTGTTGAATGGGGATTAACTGGCCAAACTTTATCAAGAACAGGTGCCGCGGCAGAGTTTACTAATCCAGTACCATATGTAAACAATGGTATGAGTGCTAAAGATTGTAGTTCACCATTTGATAATCTTTATCCTTGGAATGGAATGACGAGAGAAACAGTTGATGGGAATGAAGTTGTTAAAATTCCAAAATTCTGGTATAAAATTGAAAAAACAAGTTCAAAACTTTCAATTCAGATTGCCGATGCTCCAAGGACTGGTTTTAATATAAGTCCTGCACACAGAGCAAGAGGCTCATATCCTGAGCAAGACTATGTTTACATTGGACGTTATCATTCTAATAGCAACTATAAATCAACAAGTGGTGTAGTTCCGATTACAAATATTACCATAGCAACAGCGAGAACTAATTAGGCGGCCATAGGAAGCGGATATCATCAACTCGATTTTAGTCTTTGGATAACAATTTGGATGTTATATCTTGTTGAATTTGCCAACTGGGATACATAGTCAATGATTGGCTATAACTGTGGTAATAACATTTCAAAGGAAAAAACTGGCTCTACAGATACTATGCCATATCATACTGGAACTATGTAGGCTTCAAAAACAACTTATAGGGTTGGTGTTCAATATAGATATATTGAAGACCCCTGGGGTAATGTTTGTGACTGGTGCGATGGAATTACCTTTGGACCTGATGAAAATAATAATACTGGAGAAGGTATCTATTGTTTTGAAGATTTTGAGAATTATTCAGAGAGTTATAGTGCGTCAGGTGCAGTATTAGTTGGACGAAGAGCTAATGTATCAAATAATATTTAGGATTTTGATTAGTCAAATGTTAGTGGATTTGATTGGGTGTTGTATCCTGGAAATGGTGATACAACAAGTAGTCAAAATCAAGTACCTGATAGCAGCATCTTCAATGCTGATGGTGTTGTGTTGTACATTGGTGGTTGCTATGGCCAGTACGCGAGCTACGGTTTGTTCTGCCTGGGCGGGCACTACACGGCTCCCTACCAGAACGACGCCATCGGCGTCCGACTATAGAAGATACCTTCAACAAATTAAGGAAGTGAAGAAATTGAAAAGAATTGGATATCTCTGGGAACCTTTTATTACATAATTTGAGAGGTGATATAATGGGAATGATGAATATGTTTAATCCTTTCATAGGTGGAGGTGGAGGTGGAGGCGCAGGCGCAGGCGCATCAGAAGATAGAGTTGCAAGAGCTGAGATTGCTGCTATCAAAGATGGAGAAACGCTTGATAGTTTTTCTGATGTTGAAAATGCTCTCATTGACATGGTTAATATTCAATCTGATTGGAATTAGGCAGATAATTCCAAAGATGATTATATTAAAAACAAACCTACAATTCCAACTACTGCATCTGAGATTTCTTATCTTGAAGCAACTAATATTTAGGCAGCGATTGATGAACTTGCAGCAATTACTTATCCAAGTGCAAACATTATCGCGGATAGTGGCGCAATAATAACTGCAACAAATGGAACAATAATTCTTACTGCCACAATGGAATAGACTCACCTTAAGATGTTAATTCCTTCATGTGGCGAATGGACTTTCTCTGCTTCTTTAAATGGAAAAGTCATTAGTAAAATAATTAACTTTACAACATCTAAAATTTATGATGTTGAATTAACTTTTGTTGTTGTTTATGGTGTTGAATGGGGGCTAACTGGCAAAACTTTATCAAGAACAGATGCCGCGGCGGAGTTTACTAATCCAGTACCATATGTAAATAATGGTATGAGTGCTGAAGATTGTGGCTCACCATTTGATAATCTTTATCCTTGGAATGGAATGGTAAGAGAAACAGTTGATGGGAATGAAGTTGTTAAAATTCCAAAATTCTGGTATAAAATTGAAAAAACAAATTCAAAATTCTCAATTTAGATTGCCGATGCTCCAAAAACTGGCTTTAATGTAAGTCCTGCACATAGAGCAAGAGGTTCATATCCCGAGCAAGACTATGTTTACATTGGACGTTATCATTCTAATAGCAACTATAAATCAACAAGTGGTGTAATTCCAATTGCGAGTATTACCAGAGCAACAGCGAGAACTAATTAGGCAGCAATAGGAAGCGGATATTATCAGCTTGATTTTAGTCTTTGGATAACAATTTGGATGTTATATCTTGTTGAATTTGCCAACTGGGATACATAGTCAATGATTGGCTATAACTGTGGTAATGATAAGTCAAAAGAAAATACTGGCTCTACAGATACTATGCCATATCATACTGGAACTATGTAGGCTTCAAAAACAACTTATGGGGTTGGTGTTCAATATAGATATATTGAAGACCCCTGGGGTAATGTTTGTGACTGGTGCGATGGAATTACCTTTGGACCTGATGAAAATAATAATACTGGAGAAGGTATCTATTGTTTTGAAGATTTTGAGAATTATTCAGATAGTTATAGTGCGTCAGGTGCAGTATTAGTTGGACGAAGAGCTAATGTATCAAATTATATTTAGGAATTTGATTAGTCAAATGTTAGTGGATTTGATTGGGTGTTGTATCCTGGAAATGGTGATACAGCAAGTAGTCAAAATCAAATACCTGATAGCTGCCACTTCAATGTTAATGGTGTTGTGTTGTGCGTTGGTGGTCTCTATATCTCGTACCCGTACCGCGGTTTGTTCTTACTGTCCGGGAGCCTCAGGGCTGTCGGCCAGGGCCTCAACATCGGCGTCCGACTATAGAAGATACCTTCAACAAATTAAAATAACGTAATTTTTTACGTTAATATAAATAGTACATTGGCTTGCGGCAGGATTAATTGCTCGAATAGGATAGTTAAAATGGTGTAATCATCGTTCTATTTCGAAAAGATATATTCCAAGTTGGATAAATGGAATGATGAAGCAAATCGTAAGCAATAACAGGAGGCGATTAAATGTTAGAATATAGTTTTAAAAGAGGAGAATTTGAGGGTAATGATGTTATTATTCTCTCTACTATTGGTGATAAAACAAAGTATCCTATTGGTCATTATTAGACTTTTACTTTAAAGGATGAATATATAGAAGTTACTGAGTCTTGTAAAATTGAAAGATTAATCAAAGAAGATATGGATAGTATTGGTAGACATTACACTTGGTATATTGTTTCTGATTATACTAAAAATATTGATAAAAGTGGAGAATATAGAATCGCACTTGAAAAGGTAAATGCGACTATTGATTATCTTTTGATGATTAATGGTGAAGACCTTATAGGAGGAATTGATAATGAGTAAAATGTTTGAAAAAATTAAGAAGTATTATAAAGAAGGAGTTTGGTCTGAGGAATGGGTAAAAAAGGCAGAAGGCAAATGGCTAACTCATGAAGAAGTTGAATTAATATTAGAAAAGAATTAAATATTTTAACATCGTAATAACTACATAAATAGTTTATACTTAGTGTAATAGTGAGGTTGTAATAAGTTATTATATTTATTGATATTATTTAATAATTAATTTAATTTATTTTAGTATATGTCGCTGAGTCTAACTCGGCGGCTTGACTTTTATTATCCAATGTGATATAATAGAGGTGAAAGAAAATGGGATGGAATAATTTTATTCCTGACGTTGATTAGGAGATTGAAGAAATAATAACCTCTGATACAAGACTTAAATATAACTTTCTTGCTAAAGATAATATCCATGCTACTACCAATATGACAATTCAGATTGAAGGAAAGAGCATTGATATAGATGCTGAAGCAGATAAAGAGGTTAAGATTAAAGCTCCAAATTTAATGAGCTATGATGGCAAATTTATTTGTAGTTATGATAATAAATTTATAGATGTAAAGGAGGGAGATTGATGGCAGAAAACGGACACTACTGGCAAGTAGAAGGTGAAAATGCCAGTGCGCAAATAATTGATAATGTCCTTTCTGATTTAAGTGATGTTCTTGTTGAAGGACCTCCTATTGGAGAAGAAGAGAAGATTGCAGTAATCAGAGTCCCTGCTGACCCCGATGCAGAGCCGGGCACAAAAGAGTCAAGAGACCATTTCAAGCTTGGTGAAGCAGGCGGCGGCGGCGGCGGCGGCGATATTGATGCCGAAGAAGATTAGGTTCTTGTTGGTGATGGAGAAAATTGGGCAAAAGGCAATATAGGACAGATATATAGTAAAGCTGACACAAGAAAATCTATCTTACAAACACCACTTCCAGATTTTGAAATAAAGAGCACTGCAGAAGTCGGAAACTCTACTTATTGGGATACTCCAATTAAGAGTCTTGATTTCTTTATGGGCGGAAACTCTTATTTCAGTATGATAAATGATGAAACTGAATAGACAATACGTGGTCCAATATTCTCAATGAATGGCGGCGGAATTATTGAAATAGATAAATTTGGATATGGTGCATAGGCAAATATTACAAGAAGTATGAGATAGGGATATTATGCCTCTTCTAACCCACCAATGTCTTGGTTGGCATCAACAATTTATGGTGATTTAACCGGACCTTTTGGTCATAAATTAAGTGATGACCCTCCATTCCCTTATCTTCATATGGCAAATAGCAGTACAATTTATATGGAGGGCGCGTCTCTTATTAAAATGGCAGACGGTGCAGGAGTAGAGATTTCAGGTAATGCTTCTGTAAAAATTAACGGTATTGGAGGAAGTACTTCTTGGTCACCTTCATAGTTTGGAGATACAAGAATCCTTATCGAACACGGCGCAAATGTAAAAATGTCTACAGGTAGTTCAGAGGGATATGTACCTTACTTATATTTATCTGCTGATGATGGAAATGATGGACAAGTCTTTATGACTACATAGGTTAAACATAATAATTCTGATGAGCCTGCAGGAAACATTGCTAATATACTTATAAATAATGGCGGACCTAAGAATAGAATTATGAGCCTTTACTCTTCAGCGTCTCCATTAGCAGCTAAGTTTGTAAGAAGTAAAGTTTATAATGGCGGATATGACGGTGGCAATATAAGTAGCTTCAATAATAAATATAAGTAGCCAACTTTAGGTGCACAAGGAAGAACTTGTGTAGTATTTGGTGATTCAGGCGTACTTAATGCCAAAGTTGCAACACGAGGTTGCTTAAGTATTGACTGGACGGACAGTCCCGGCTCAGATGTAGATGTTAAAATTGGATATGGTACAAATTCTAAGGTTGTACTTGACATGGGAGACTCCGGCAGTTCTAATATTTACTATAAAATTTGCCCAAATAGTGGTGCTAATGTAACCGCTTTATTTACTCCTCATAATGTATGCTCATTAAACTTTGCTCCAGAGAGTCATTGTGGTATTGGTTTTACTCCAACATATACTGATATCGTATGTCAGTGGAAGTCTTTTGAAGCTATTATTGAAAGTAAAGATGGCTTTGTACAGATGGAGGGTAAAGACCACTTTGAAGCACTTGATGATACAACTATTATCTTAAGAGGTAAAACACATAGACAGCCAATATCTATATCTTCTAATAGAAAGAGATACGAAATCAATTTAACTGGTGAATACAATGATAACGAAACTGTTACACAATTTGTGATGAAGATGTTAATTACTCTTTCAAATAGTAACAATACTGAAATTCTCGATATTATTGACAATATTGAAGCAAATGGGACTATGACGCTTGCTCAATTTAAAGATATTATAATTATTGGCGCAACAGAAAGAAATAATGTTTTTATTCAGAAAACTGTAAGCCCTTATCTTGATATTAACAATGATACAGTTAATAATGTAGAAAGTATTACACTTATTTCTGCAGCACCTTAGGAAGAGAGATGGACATATTTACAACCTACTATAAGTATTGCTACTCAAGAAGAGGCTATTACATTTGAAACTAATGTAGATTACACAGGTTTAACTGTTGATGATTTTGCTCCAGCAGATAAGACTGAACTAATTGATAAAGTTTCTGAGACAAACCAGTTCTCAAGTGTTGGACGTAATTATTATGATGGTGGAATTGTAGCATCAACACCCAAAAGGGAATTTTATAAAATTGTCGTTGAAGGATTTACTCTTTATCGCAATGGCGGTCCAAATAATAGATATAGCTTTTATTCATATACCGAATACACTACCTCACAAACCGCGGCAATTTTGAATGACCCTTATGTAAAAGCTCAAATGGCATATAATTTTGGTCCTAATGCAGAATTTTATAGTTCATATGCTTGTAATCAAAGAACTGAAAGTGGTTCTGGAACTAATAAGAGATATACCTATCATTTCTATGGCTATATGAAAAATGTAAGAGTATCATTTACCTCTAACACTCAATACGCAATTGATACACCTTATGATAATCTTTCTACCGAAGATAAGAATAAAATTTATATTACTCCTAAAACAACAACTAATGCAAAAGTTGTTGAAAATGGTCCAAATCCAAACTTAAAATATTCAACAACAGTTAGCGCATATAGATATAGTAATGGCACTCATATTGGTGCAGACTGGAGATTACCAATTCAGTCAGAAAGAGATGCACAAGATGGACCGGTACTTCAGCTTTATGATAAAGCAAATATTTGCTTAAGAAATGATAAACAATATAATGAAGATAATACATATTGTTTTGCGTTTAGATGTACACAGACTTATAATCCTAATGATTCATAGGCGGCACTTATTGCAGCATTTGAATCGGGTCCAGACTATGAAATCTTTAGAAGACAAATATTCTGCAGAAATGGAGAAATACCAAAACTTACTGAGATATATTTAATAAACGATATTGGTTTTTAGTCCGCACAGATTTTTTATCAAATTCCATATCTTGTATATGTAATTCAGAGTCCTCAAGAGACATATGATTTTGCATAGAGTATTTATGATGTTATAACTCAGTTTTTAAATGGCGCGGATTATCCTGCTATGTTAACTGATTTAGGCTATACAGTAGACAACATTTCAAAGATAATTGAACTTCAAGAAGATAGTGGAGCTATTATTGTTAAGTTCCTTACTAAAGACCCATAGATGTATAATGAAGTATTAAGTAACGGTACCGACCCAGTATTTGAAATGATTGGTTCTTCTGAACTCAGACTTACAAATGGTGCTTCAATTAAAGCTGAAACAAAATGGGATACAACTTTTGTAACATTTGGTGGCACTTCAGCAGAGGGAGAGGTATCATTTACACTTGCTTAGCTTAAAGCTTTGAAGGATTTTATAACAAATCCATCAGCTATCGCGGCGAATACTGAAATGGAAGTAGGAACAATTTCTACCGAAGGAGAAACTGGAAATGCAGAGGAGGTTGAAGAATAATGGCATATACAATTATACAAATTGATAAAACTGATTAGTTCACTTGGTTAAGTTCATTAAAAGCAACTCTTGATGAGTTGGATGTTGACTATTTCGATAGTACTGTTCTTACTGTAGATAGGGAGTCTTCTCCTGTAATCAATGAATTGAATTTTAAAAAAGGAGATAGGGTTGTTTGTTAGATTAGCGTGCCAGCTTCATTAACGTCATCGACATCAAACAAAGTTATTCTTTATTCTTTAGGACCTTCATCTGAAAATAATTTATCATCATTATCCGTTGACCCCAGAGTTATAATAACAGATTACAGTATTGCTATTATGTGGTCAACCAAAGCTATTATTTTTGCAAAAACCCAAACAGGCAAAAATGCAGTGATTGCTTATAATACTTCATATCCCACTACGCCGGCAATGACTTATGAGGATAATGTTGTACCTCCATATTATGAATATGAAAATAAGTAGGCTCCTTTAACACAAATTCTTCCATTATTACTTGGCAGTCCTGAAGGAGAATATATTCCTCATGTTTGTTTTGCAGTCAGAACGCAAACTACAGAAAGCAACAATATTAAACAGATAACTTTAAATGATAAAAAGTTCTTAACAAATGGAGCTTTATGTTTAGAATTTAATTAAATAAAAAGGAGGAATGGAGTATGAGTACAACCAATTTCTATGGCGGCTCAGATGGTGGCGGATATTATCCAATCCCATCAACTACCGGAACTCCAATCGGATATACAGATGGCGTGCCGTTCTTTGTGAGCGGTACTCACGCCATTCCTCCGATTGAGTCCGGCAAAAGAATAATGGGATACAACTACGGCTATATGGCAAATCGCAGAGAATATCGTTCTCCTGCCGCGATAGAGTCATAGAATAAAATGTTTGACCTCGGTATTAACTGGGTTTGTCTTCCTGTCGTAAACTGGCAAGACACATACCATTCAACAAACATTTATGCAGACCATCTTGCAACTCCAACTGACCGCGATGTTGCGGCGTTTATCGAGTCTGCTCATAAGCGTGGCGTTAAGGTTTGTCTTAAACCTATTATTGAATGTCGTGACCATATGTGGAGAGCACATATTGGATTCCCAGACCTTAACATGGAAGATATGGATGTTTACTGGAAAGCTTGGTTTATAAGCTATAAGAACTTCCTTCTTCACTACGCTGAACTTGCTCAGGAACTTAATGTAGAACTCTTCTGTATTGGCTGCGAGATGCTTGGAACAGAACATCGTAAATATGATTGGCTTTACTTAATTGATGAAGTACGTCGTGTTTACAAAGGCAAAATCATTTACAACACAAATCATGACCACGAAGATGACCAAGAGTGGTTTGACACACTTGACTATATTGGAACTTCTGCATACTATCCAGTCGGCGGCGAATCAAGAACATATGAAGAAATGTGCAAAAATTGGATGGAAGTTCGTTATCGTCTTGACGCAATCGCCAAGGACCGTAACAAGCAATACATCTTCATGGAAATCGGTTGTCGCTCTGTTAAGGAGGCTTCAACTCATCCTTGGGACTTCACAGAAGACCTTGCTTGGGACGAGAATGAGCAGGCAAACTTTATTAAATCCTGCTATGACACATTCCTTCCATCTCCATACTTCGCCGGAGTATTCTGGTGGGATTGGTCTACCTTTATTTACAATGACCGCGCGGCGGCAGAGCAAGATAAAGGATTCTCAATTCACTTGAAGAAAGCTGAAGAAGTCGTTAAGCAATATAACCAAAAGTTCAGCAAATAAATCATTAGAGCATAACAACAATATTTCTACATAAATAGAGAGGGAAAACAATTTTTCTCTCTATTTTTTTTAGGAGGAGTTAATAATGAATGAAGAAACTAAAAGAGAGCTTTTGAAGGCTCATTTCAATGGATTTTCTTCTAAAGATATTGCAAAAATAATGAAGATTTCTGAAGAAGAAGTTGAAAAGGTCATAGATGAAAATCCTGAAATTCTTGAAGAATTGGAGGTGAGAAACTATGGCACAGCTTAAGGGTATTGATGTAAGTGTCTGGAACGGCTCCATTAACTGGGCGCAGACAAAGAAAGAAATTGACTTCGCTATACTTCGTATCGGTTATGGTCGTGAAGTATCGCAGAAGGATACAAGATTTGAAGCTAACTATGCAGGCTGTAAAGCAAACAATATTCCAGTAGGCGGCTATTGGTATAACTATGCTAAAACAGTTGACGATGCAAAGAGAGAAGCTGAAGCTTGTATTAAGTGCTTAAGCGGCAGAAAGATGGACTATCCTGTATGGTATGATATTGAAGAGAACTCAGTATTTGCAACAGGTAAGGCAAATGTTTCTAAGATTGCAGAAGTATTCTGTGAAGCTCTCAAGGCGGCAGGATATAAGGTTGGTCTTTATTCTTCATACTACACATTCCAGACCTACTTTACAGATGAAGTAAAAGGTAAGTATGATGTATGGCTTGCACACGTTGGTAATGGTGGTGCACCACTTTCAAATACTGGTTATCCTGGTCATAAGGAAATGTGGCAGTATTCTTGGAAAGGTAAGTACAGCGGCATTAACGGCGATGTTGATGAAGACTGGAGTTATGTTGACTATGCAAAGAAGGAAGAGGAAGATACAAAGCCTGAACCTACTCCAGAGCCAGTAAAGCCTGTTGAAAAAACTATTGACGTAGTATATAGTGCATATATCCCAGGTCGTTGGCTTGGTGAAATTAAGAACTGCAATGATGTTAATATAAACGGCTACGCTGGTATTGAGAATTATATTATCTCAGGCTTCGGCGCAAAAACATCAGAAGGTAAACTTAAGTACAGAGTTCATGTTAAAAACGAAAACAAATGGTATAGCTGGATTGACCAGTACAATAAGGCTGACTGGAACAACGGTGTTGCAGGATATCCTGGCTGTACAGTTGATGGTCTTCAGATGGAACTTGTTGGTGCTCCTGGCTATCAGGCAATGTACAGAGTTTCACTCTTCGGCACTGGCGCTTACCTTCCATGGGTTAAGGGTCTCGAAGACTATGCAGGTCTTTACGGAAAGGCTATTGATAAAATTCAGGTTAAGATTGTAAAGGCTTAAGTAATTACGCCGCCATTCAGTAAGCGGATGGCGGCTCTTTTAATAAGGAGGAAAGGAGTATGAAACAATCAGTAAAGATTAGTATTATAATTCCGCTTTATAATACATCTATTGATTATTTCAGAGATTGTCTTTAGAGTATTGCAGATTAGGGAATGAATAAAATGATTGAAGTTATTATTGTTGATGACTGTTCTACTGAAAATTATTCAGAAGTCTATAACGATTTTCTCAATCTTAATTTAACAATCCTTAAGCCAGAAAAGAACGCTGGTCCTGGTGTTTGCCGCCATATGGGCGTTGATAAAGCAGTAGGGAAATATATTACCTTCATCGACTCAGATGATAAATATATTGACAGTACGGTGCTTCAAAGACTTTATAGTGAAGCTCTTGCAAATCCAAATGCAGATATGATTTGTGGACAAACTATTGAGGAACTTGAAGATGGAACAACTTATATCCATGAGCGCAGTTTTATTTGGTGTTTTGCAAAACTTTATAAGACAGAGTTTCTGAGAAAGAACAATATAAATTTTAATGATACAAGAGCAAATGAAGATAATAGTTTCTGTACTCTTTGTTCTCTTTGTACAGATAATGTTACTTGGCTTTTATAGCCAGTTTATTTTTGGAGATTTCAACCATCTTCAATAACTCGTGAAAACAATCACGAATATAAATACAAAGGTTTCAAGAGTTACGTTGAGAATATGATATGGGTTTATGACCAGTGCGTACTAAGAGGAATTGAGTATAAAGATAAATGTGTTTATCATTGTATCGCAGTTTGGATAAGAATTTATTTCCATTTCTTAGACGTATTTCAGAACAAAGGCGAAGCTAAAGCAATAGAAATTCTTAAACTTGCTCGTTGGTTTTATGAGGCAGCATATTCAAAAATTGATGATAAAACAATAAAGAAAAAGTTTGCAGAAGTTTATCAGAATATGGTTACAACTTCTCTTGCTCACTTCTTAACTGTTGTAACAAACGTATCAATGCCTGAATATACTTACCGAGTAAAGAACGAAGACTACTCAGAGTTCAATGAGAACTATGAATATTATTTAAAGTGAGGTGAGACGAATGGGAGCATTAACAACTTTGGGCGGCTCAGTATTAGGTTTGGTCGGAATTCTTGCAGCAGCTACTGCGATTATCGTTGAGGTGCTTAAAGCAGTTCTTCCAAAATCTTTTCCAACAAAAGCTCTTACAATGATTGTTTCATTTGTTGTTGTTCTTGTATATACATTTGTGTTTGGAACAATTACTGTTACTTCAATTATAATGGCAATCTTTGGCGGCTTTGTGGTTTCTTTCATTTCCATGTTTGGTTTTGACCAGTTTAAAGAAATTATAAACCGTTTTACTGGTGGTGAAAAGAAAGGTGGCTAATTATTAGAAATTTGATGGAGTAATGGACGAGCTTCTCACCGGTAGGAATGGCACAACAGCTGAGAATTTTAGCGGTGTGGCGCTCGGAGCATTTGCAGAACATCAAGATTTGTTTTGGGATGGTTTGCTTCAATACCTCCAAAACGAAAATGATAAAGCTGGCGGCGTTTTTGGTATAAGATAGAACATATTCCCTGGCAATGTCGAAAGTGTAATTGAATATATAAATGATAATGCAGATTTAATTGATAGCTTTCTTGATGATTGTCTAAGTCCTCCTTATCACTGGAATGAAAGTTTTCAAAGACTTCTTACTATTTATCGTTAGTATTTTATTGACCACGGCGAAATTGACAGTACAAATATTACTGTTGATGATATCTTAAAAGCGAATGCCGGCAATAGTTTTAATGAAACTAAGCCTTGGGTTATACCTTGGAATTCATCAGATACTCATGAGATAACCTACGAGCAGAAAAAGGAAGGTCTTATTCCTTTTTATACCTCTCATAATAAATTAAAAATGAAATCGGCAACTCCTGTTCATACTTTTGCATTTGTTTACTTTACTCATGTTGAAAGAGGTGGAGAAGTTTACGAGTTTTCACAAACGGACTTAGACATACTTGTAAAAGCAGCGGATAATTTCAAAAGAAGCGTAGAAAATTTTAGTGATAATAATGTTATTATACAGTACGATATTCTAAAGTATGATACGGAAGATAATCCAATTGTTATGAGTGGTCCTGGCGGCGAACATGAAAATGTAATTTTTCTTAACAATATTCCGCCAGAGATTATTGATGATATAACTTATCACTACGACAATTTCTTTGTATTCCAAGGATTAGACGCCAAAGGGCAGATGGGTACAACAATGTGTACTTATACAAATAATGCTTTTGGATATATTTCATTTGGAATGTTAGGAGATAATATTTCAAGAACATATAATGGAGAAACCTATAACCCCTGCGAAATTTATGGTGATGGTTATGATTATCCAGTTATTCCTTTGGCAGCAGTAATGATGCATGAGTGGATTTATGTGTTAGAAGGTTATAGAAGTCTTGGCATTAACTTCCCAAATGGACGGGGATATACAGATGAACCAAATCTACATCATACTTATAAATGGGAACATGTATATGATGATAAGAAGCATCCTTATGTTGTTGAAACAAATTCTACAAACATTCATCATGACCTTATGAATTTTTATTATGCAATTTTGCGTGGAACATTATACGATGAAACCGCTCAGGAAGAGGTTGGTATGATTCCTTATTTATGGGATATAACTCCTCTTAAGATACATAATGAAGATACTTATACAGTTCCATATAACTATTCAACTGTAAGAGCGAATGATAAAATTAAGCGAGTACTTAATGACAAACGATTCTTACAATTTACTCATAAGCTTTTTGATAAATACATAAGACTCTTAATGCCCGAATATGAAAGAACAGTTGAAATTGAAGATTTAAACCGAAACTTCTGGGTTATCGGACAGGTTCTTACGGGAATTCTTTCATTCCTTTTTGATGAAGATTCTCCAATCAACGATTTGTTTAATGGTATGCTTGATGAACTTGCGCAGCTTTGGGAGAACCTTCTATATCTTTGGGTAGCTTTTGCTTTGATTTCTCAGGCTCTTAGAGAAAATGATATAATGGTTCTTACCATTCCTGTCAATAGTCTTTATTCAGAGCCTTATATTAAGTTTGACGATTTCCAAAGAAATAATACTACTCAGCTTAATGCAATATGGGATAAATTAAAATATCTTAAAGATGTTTATAATAGAAGCACTTTGGTAATTATTCCTGAAGTAAGGCAGAATGCTTATCTTGAAAATTATTATGCCAGAGTCTCATACCCAGGCGTAATTATCTATAACAGAAAAGTTGCAGAAGGAGTTGCAAATCTTTATCCAGCTTCATAGCCAAACGTTTCAAACCAAGAGAGAGTTGAGCATATTCCTTTTAACAAAAATAGTACAAACAGAAATCTTATAGTAGAACTCGGAAATAATTTAAGAATCAATGGTGAATTATATCAGAATAATCCTTGGGGAGTTTATGAAAGTTCGCCACGCTATTATTTTAAGAGCGACTTTGCTGATGATAGTGAAGGTTTAAACGGTGTAGCATATGTTGCAGCAATAAGAACTATTTTTGATATAATTACCCCACCTGAGTTTACAAATGGAGAGCTTACAAATTTTGGTATAAGCGTTTCTTGTATAGATGTAGCAAAAGAGCTCGGTGGAGCTCCTGATGCAGAAGTTTATAGCTGTGAATACAACTTCACTTAGGATAAACTTGTATGCGAAAATGAAGTTGTAAAAGATAACGCAGTTGCGGTAGTAGACGAATCTAAAGAAATTGTTAAAGGCTGGTACCGCGGCGAAGTGATATCTTGGATTCATAAAGCTACTCCTTAGTTCACTATCGTTCTTACAAAAAATTGGAGGAACCTTCATACGACTCCTTCTGGATTAAGAAGAGATGCTGTCATCAATGTTCATGGCGTAGACTCAGAAGGTTTTGTAGTTTATGATGACACATTTATATTTGACTGTCCTGGTGAAGATACGTCCGAATCATTGACCTTACCTCTTAATGGTTATAGTAATAATGAACACGTTATTGATTATACCTTTACTGAAGAGAGTATGGGGGCTGGTTGGGAAACAACCTTCGATAATACTACAATAAATATTAACAGCGGAAACAATGAAGTAACCTTCACTAATAAAGAAGAAGACACAGAATAAGAGGTGAGAAAATGAGTGTAACAAAATTTAATAAAGAAGAGTTCTTATCTCTTGTTATAAACAAGTTAGCTACAGAAAGTGGGCTTAAAGAAGTCTTCTATCAAAAAATGCTACTTGGTTTACATGACAATGACCCAGTTTATAAGAGTGATACAGTAGAGCATACAGAGGGCGGCGTAACTGTCCCCTCTGATGTTCTTAGTAATATCCTTAACAATATTGATTGGGAAATGTTTATGTCTACCGAATACGGAGAGGATGAATTCTTTAATGGACCAGACGGTCTTTATGCCTCATTAGATAATGCTTTAAAAGAAGTTTTTGAAGCTCAAGGTAACGACTATAAAAAAAAGGATTTGGTCGGCGGCGATAATGGTTGGTGGTCAAATAGTTACTGGAATGAGTCTGTTACAAGGTTAATGCAAATTCTTGCTCAACGAATTGACCCTGATAATATTAAAACCTATGAATAGTCTGGTTTACTTATTGAACTTGTTGAGCCGCCTGAGAGTGATGGCATGATAGATGTTGACCATCTTCGCGGTAATATTGCTCCTGAAAGGGGTAACTATGAGGGAACTCTTGCAGAACTTCGAATCATTGACATCATAGATGCCGATGCAGGTTATAGTTTTGCTGGAGAGAATGACACATACTGGTTCGGAAAATACTTTGATAAAATAACTTATTCTTACAGAAAAGATTCATAGAGTGAGCTTTAGTCAGTTACATATGAAAAAATTCTTTATAAACAAGAAGCTCTTGAAACCTTAGCTGCAATTGAAAATGGTTATGAAATCAGTGTTGAAAATTTAACAAAACTCCTTCATACTGATAGTGAAACTTCTTTAGGTTCTTATATTTATAGTGGCAAAAGAGTTTCTGAACATATTCCACCATTTCCTTCTAAAGGAACAATTTAGGTAACAATGGAAACCGAAGGAGAAAAATATACATTTAAAGTTGTTAAAAATCCTTGGGTTATTCCTTGGTATAATATTGACGGTGAAACATATCGCCGCGTAAGAGGAGACGATAAAAAGCTTAGTGCTTTAACTGACCCTTCAAAACTTGATTTCACAAGACTTAGAAAAGACCCGTCTAGTTCAAATAGATGGATAAGACTTATAATGCCGCAGTATAAGCGCAGAGTTGAAGTCGAAGATTTGAATAGAAACTTTTGGGTTATCGGATAGGTACTTGCTGGAATTTGTATAGATATATTTGACCCCAATGGACCTATCGGTGCGATGATAAAAGGTTTGCTTAATGAAATTGCTCAGCTTTGGGAAAATGTAACTTTCTTTTGGGCAGCATTAGCATTACTTTCTCAAGGAAGATTTTATGGAGAAACTTATACTGAGGTTGTTACTATTCCAAATGAGACATTCTTGCCTTATCTTAAATATGATAATTTCGATAAGTTGACAACATCAACAAGCATAGAAATTATTAAATAGAAACTTAACTATCTTATTTCACAATATCCTGAGAAGAATCTTATGATTCTTCCACAAATCAGATTACAGAATTATGAGAGAAATTACTACGATGTAATTTGGTATCCGGGCGTATTTGTATATGATAGAAATAAGGATATTGGTTGGGAAGTTTATTATTTTTACCCAGATGAAGAAGAAAAAGGAATCGTAGTTGATTTGAAAGACTATGTAGATTATATTTATGGATTACATGAAGAAGAAGAAACATATTCTTACTTGGCGCCGCTTAGCGATACAGAGAATGAGACTGCTGACGATGATGTACGATTCTATGGAATGGCAAGAGATAAGATTTCTATTGAAGGAAATCTTTATACTTATGATGAATAGAGTAGTGAATGGAATGAAGATAAAGATATTACTGTAGTAATCAGTTTTATAGATTTAGCAAAGTATCTTGTTACTCAAGGCAATCCTCTTATCTTGTGTATATTTTCTTTTTTAAGAGAAGAAGGAATGCTTACGACAACTCTATATGATATTAAAGATGAAGGCGAAATCGACAAGGTTGAAATGGCTTCTGCAAATATTGAGAGAGGCTATTATTAGGGAGAAGTACTTAGTACCTATATGGATGTTGAAGCTATTGAATATGAAATTCATGTTGAAACTTATAGCTATCAAAACATGAATCCTGATGATAACCAAAGTAAATTTGAAATTGTTGAAAATCCTTTGATTTATAAGAATAAATATTGGGCTAATGATAAAGTAGAACTTGAAGCTGAATTGAATAGAATATGGGAAGAAAGAGAATATACTAAAAAAGATATTCTATTTTTAAAAGCATAGAGAGCTTACGCCGCTGGTTATAGCCTTCCTTGTGGCTTTGGTATTATGTTCTATGTCAAGGGCGAAAAACAAGAATACTATTATCCTTTAGTAACTGACCAGCTTGGTTTTAATGGTATATACTGGATATATACAAGAGATGAAGAAGGATATGAAAAATCATACGGAACGAATCATTCTGATAATGAATTTATCATTTTGAGAAGAAATGAGGATGATAAATTAACTTCTACTAACTGGTCAATTATGTTTATTTCTTGTTATGGTGGTCAGCATGTTCCAATATTTAGTGATGTAAACTCTCCTAATTATCTTGGTAGTGTAAGAGCTTTAAACAAAATTTATACAATGCCAAGTGATGTTCATGATTGGGAAGGTGATGATGATGCTAAAAGATGGTCTGATGTCCATGGCACTTAGCCGTCAATTTAGCAAGAAATTGATATTCAAAATGACACTGATTATTAGAACGATATTGAAGAAATATACGAATTCTTAAATAAAACAGAATTTGTAAATCCCGATGGCTATTATGTCGATGGTGGAATCTTCATGGGGCAGACTATTCTTGCTTTCGGTCCTGGCGAAAATCAATGGGGCTCTTAGACTTATAGCCGTAAAGATTCATCTGAGTGGTAGCCGGATGCATTAACTTGGACCAAAGGTGCAACTTTAAATGGTAGTGAAAAAGGTTTTAATGATTTAAGAAGTAATTACGTAGCCTTTATGAACTTAAATGGAAGCGGCAAAAAATATAGCAAAGGAAAAGAAAGAAATTATGATAGGTATAAAGATAATGGTCGAGCAAAAATGCAGAATGGTGACTCATTAACCGACTGGCAAGCATATATCTGGGAAGATGAAATATGAGAGGTGAGTAATAATGGCAGCAACGCCTGAACAGATTAAATGGTTTAAATCTCTTAAAACTGTTACTGATATCAGTGTTTTAATTAAATCTCTTAATCTTACTCCTCAAACTGAAGCTATCTTTTGGAAGAAGTTCCTCGCCCTTTTAAAGAGCGAGGAGTCTCCAATCCGATGGATAGCAGATGATATTGGAGGTCCAGAGGATATAGAAGATGAAGATATTAGAACCTTGATGGGTTTCATAACTCAAAATGCAGATTTAAAAGATTTAGAACAAACTCCAATTTATAGCGCACTTTATAATGATATAAAAGAGCTTATCAGTGAAGGAGAAGATAGTTTTTGGAATGAGTCAATGCAAAAACTAATTGAATTTTTCATTAAAAATTTTGAGTAGAACGAAAATAAAGTTCTTCTTAATATTGATGGCGACGAACATGATATCACCGTTAATGTTTTAAAAGATGCCGATGCAGGACTTAATCTTCCGGAGATTCGTGGCGGTGACCAGTGGGTAAAACCTTGGTGGAACATTGATAATGATAACTATGATGATGTTCGTAAGTGTGACGAGGTTTATAATATTCTTAAAAATTAGAGTAAGCTTCAATACACTCGCTCCCCTTAGAATCCTGCGCCTGGTGAAGAAGAGGGAGAACTTACATTTAAAAATTGGATAAGACTCCTTATGCCTCAATATGGTAGAAGAGTTGAGATAGAAGACCTTGACAGAAACTTCTGGGTTATTACACAGACTATTGCGGCTATTAGTGCTTATCTTTTTGACCCTGATAATCCTCTTTTTAAAATGTGGGAAGGATTAACTCGCGAAGTCTCTGAAATTTGGGAAAACATTCTTTATCTTTGGACAGGCATCGCGGCAACAACACAAAAGAAAAATGGTAGTGAAGTTGCTATTATTCACCTTCCATTACAGATAAGAGATAATGAACATGGTAGATAGTATGATTATATTGATATTGATGTAAGTGTAGATTGGTATTCTTATGAAGATGATGGTCATGGCTATCTCAATGTTACTCGTGGAACAAATTTTGACGCAGAGGTAGAAAAGAGACTTGCATATTTAATAGAAAGATATGCAGATAAAAATCTTTGTATTATTCCTTATATTCGTCTTGAAAATTATAAGCATAATTATTATGCAGCAAGCTGGTACCCTGGCGTTTATATGTACCATCAGGGTACAAAAGAATGGACCGTTTATAAGCTTGTTGAAATTCCTGAGAACGTTTATACTCCCAATGAAGAGACTCCAACAAGAGAAATAATTATTTCTCCTAAATATGAAAGAGCCTTTAGACCTCTTCAAGAAGGAGAAACTCTTTTACCTCGCTTCTCTTCTCATATTTATTCTTCAAAGCAATCAAAAGACGAATGTATTTATTATTCATCTCCTTTCAGTAAGACTTCAGTAACAAGAGCAGATTATGCACGATTTATTCTTTATGGTTGCCTATAGACTTCTGTATCTAACAATTGGGTTAGCTGTTAGGCAACGCCAAATGGTTTTAATTTTACCTGTATTGATATTGATATTTATGATGCTGCCGCGCAGCTTATTGAAGGAGGCGGAGTACTTGGAAGACTTGGATATTATACAAGTCAGGCTGTTAAGAATAATATAGTTTATTTACGTTATTATGATGAAAAAAGAGCTGTTCCAGAAAATCTTGAAGTTGTTTGTGGAAATCCAACTGCTGGATACCCTGGTTATTACATGGGTGAGGTTACTTCTTGGAAAGCAAAAACCATGAAAGAATCTCATTCTAATAATCTGTTTAACACTACTGCTCATGTTATTAAGGTCGGAAGTTATCTTAGAACAGGAATGATTCAATTTGAAACTGCAAGAATGAGTGATTAGACACATACTCTTATGAGGGGTAATGTTACAACTCATACCAGCGATATAAATCCTGATACAAATAGAAGTGAACTTAAGTTCTATTTGAATGACTGGTCAACATACTTATATGATAAAGATTAGCTTGGACAAAGTTCAACTGATTTATGTTTCAGCGAGAACCCTACTGAAAAAAGCTGTACAGAAATTAACGAAGCATTCTTAAAGAAACATGGTCTTATTGCAGTAAAAAATTATTTAATTAAATCTAATAACCTTTCACAGCCTTGCTATGTTGCAACAGCAATCGGAGTAACTCCATGGATTGGTAGTGGTAGCGTGCTATATTGGGATATCGGTGCTTTATGTCATATTTACCACTTCATTCCTTCAGAATATTCATTGGAGGTTCCTCCAACCGATGATTCTTATGAACAAGCATATGATATTGATGCTGTTACAATCGACGGCGAATCTGGCGTAATGACTATCCAAGTAGATGGTGAAAGTGTTGAAGTTGGAAAAATCATTTCTTGTAATTTAATTAAGAAATATGATTCTTTCTATGACAACTCTAACTGGGATATGTGTGATGGAACTTGTTATTACAGCCCAGAATTTAAGGGAAAATGGAGATAGTTCAAAATTATTTCAGATAATAATGAAAAATGCTTTTGTATAACTATAAATGAAGGAGACCCTGACGAGGAAGTTACTTATGACGTAGTCTTCTCTACAAGTTTTACTGGAGAAGTTAAATACTATGACCATAGATGGGCAAGCGAAAATAATGTAGATGTCTTCAATGATGGATGTCAAGTTGGCTGGGCGCCAGGAATTACAATTGATACAAATGGTTATTCACAAAGCCAAGGAGAAGAAGGAGAGGGTATGATTTCTCCTTGCACGACTCCAGACATTCCATTAGACGCCCGCGTAAATAAGGCACGAAATAATAATGATACTGGATTTATGGCAGTTCCTGTTTCTGGTAAAATTGATTTTATGAGCATTCCAGTAGACACAGCAGAGTCAAGTCTTGCGGATGGACTTAGTGCGCCAGACTGGATTTACACTTAATAGATTGACTTTTTCAAAAAAATTTGATATAATAATAGTAGTTCAGTAAGAAGGAGGAACTACGTAATGGAATTTAATGTTCAACAGAAAAATATTATTGCGGCAAATGATAAAAATATCCTCTGTTTAGCGTGCGCCGCAGCAGGTAAAGCGATACCAACAGATACAATTATACCTACGCCAAACGGAGCAAAGAAAGCTGGAAATATTTAGATAGGAGATTTATTGTTCGATAGGAATGGTAATTCTACAAAAGTGATTGGAGTATATCCGCAAGGACAGAAATGGGTATATAGACTTACTTTTGGAGATGGACGTACAGCAAAATGTTGTAATGAACATTTGTGGTCAATTCATAAAGCGACTTGGAAAGACAAAAATCAGTTTAAAACTATGAGCGTTAATGAACTTTTAAAAGAAAAACTAATTAACTCATCTCGGAGTGCACAATTTTACATTCCAGTTGCAAAAGCGGTACAATACTCTACAAAAAAGTATACTATTCCACCTTATGTAATTGGCGCTTTTCTTGGTGACGGCTGTACAATGCAAAATACATATTTAACTTTATCATCAGAAAATAATGAAATACCAAATCATATCCTTGAATTATTAGAAGGAGATAGTTTATATCAAAATCCTGCTAATTTTAATTGGAATTTTATTAAAAATGGACAAAAACTATCTACAAATATATTGCCTTCTGAAGTATGTCAATATAGTTATAACAAAACTATTCCACAAGAATATAAATATGGAGATATTGAACAACGATTGGAATTACTTCGAGGTTTAATGGATACAGGTGGTTCAATTACTAAAGATTCTCGTGATAATCATAAAAATACTGCTATAATAAGATTTACATCAACCAGCTTACTCTTAATAAAAGATGTGCAAGAGGTATTAGGTTCATTAGGATATGTAAGTAGTATTTCAGAAGATAATCGTCCTGAAAAATATACTCATAAAACTTGTTATAATTTAATTATTAACATGTCGAACAGTGAAAAATATAAATTATTTTGGCTGCCCAGAAAGAAAGAAATAGCATTATTAGTCAAAGATATGCCACAACATAAAGATTATACTCGTACATCTATTCGTAAAATTGAAGACTTGGGCTATCAAACTGAGATGGTATGTTTTGAAGTGGAAAATTCAGAACATTTATTTCTAATGAACGATTTTATTGTAACTCACAACACACGCACGCTGATTGGTAGAATAGAACGACTTTTGAATGAGGGCGTTGAGCCCTCTTCCATTGTCGCTTTTACTTTTACAAATCAGGCGGCAGAGGAAATGAGAAAGCGTTTGGGTGACAAATGTCAAGATATGTTTATTGGTACTATTCATTCTTATGCAAATAAGATTTGTGGTATTGGTGGTATCAGTACATATGATTACATTCAGACAGAGCGCTTTGATAAAATTATTGAAAAGGCTATGACTGTTCCATGGGAAAAATATCCAGCAATTAAGTATTTATTTGTAGACGAGTTTCAAGATACAGACCCAATACAATATAGTTTTATTACACGCATACTCGCAGAAAATCGTTTCTATGTTGGTGATGAAAGACAGTTTATCTACTCTTTCAGGGGGGCAACAGACCGATTCATTCGTGAATTGGCAACTGATGATAATTTTAAAAAGTATCCGCTTGTAGAAAATTATCGTAATCCCGCAAACATTTTAAGATTCGCAGACAATTATCTTAATTCAATGCCAAAGATTTCACCTGCGGCTATTCCAATTATTATTAAATCAGGCTTCCTTGATGAATGCACCTTTAGGGACGCGGCGGAAGAAATGACTTGGACAGAAGATTGGACAGGCTGGGTTGTTCTTTGTAGAACAAATAGTGAAGTCGAAGCGGCACAAGAGTATCTCGATTCAAAAGAAATAAGAAACTTAATTGTTAAACGTGGCGACCTTGACCTCGACCAGATGGGTGACTTACTTAATAGAAACGCAGTAAAAATTATGACAATTCATTCTGCAAAGGGACTTGAATTCCCTCATGTTGTTGTAGTAGGTTGTAAAACATTCAATGAAGAGGAAAGAAGAATTTGTTATGTTGCCGCAACCCGTGCAATGAAATCTCTTTACTGGTGTCCATCTATTCGTACCTATCGCGGCAAAGCAAAGAATAAAGCACATCTTGCTGGTAATGTATTCTCCAAAACAGAAAAGAAGTCAGTTCAATTCTGAGAGGTGGAGTATATGGACTTTGTTACTATCTATGAAGATAATGAATAGAAAGTATATATGCCTAAGAAAATTGCTGATGAAATAAACTTCATCGCAAATAATTAGAAACAACTTTCCAAAATGGAATTTGAATAGTTTACCCAAGAAGCTCTTGAATACTTGGATAATTTCTTTCAAATTAAAGGAAAAGAACACGGGGTTATATCAACCTCAAAAGCTATCATTCTTAGTCGAGGAAAGTATTGTCATGTGACAGAAATCTATTAGGCATTAACAGACGCAATCCTTCTTGTAAGTGAAGCGTTTGATAATACCGAGGGATAGGTAACTTTACAATGGAAAATGGATTTGGAAATAATGGTCCGATTATATTATCAACTCGAATCGAGTCAGAAATGTATAGCTCATTTTTACGAGACAACACTTAATGGAATCTCAGGTTTCATAGCTATTGAACTTGAAGATAGCATCCTTATTCTGCCAATAGTTCTTAATGAAGAAGGAAAAAGTTTGAGTATTTATTGAGTTTTGTTACATAATAATTGCGGCTGTTTGTCGCATAATGCGTGTTCCCCTATAGTCCGCAAGGACGAAAAGGAGGAATTTTATAATGAATCAGAAGAAAAGAAAAACAATTATTACAGTTATTTCAGTTACGGCAGCAGCAATAATTACTACTGCCGTTCTTTGTTTTACTACGTCTTGTAAAGTAGGCACATTAAGTAAAGCAAACGGTACAGAGGTAACAACAGTAACTACAGGAACTACTACCACAAGTACCACTACCACAAGTACATCCACAACTTCTATCACAAGCACATCTACATTACCTTCAACCACAACATCAGTAACAGAGACAACTTCAGTAGAAACTGAAGCTAAAACTGAACCAGTAACAACTGCCGAAGTTACTGAGGCGGCAAAGGAAACGGCAGAACCTAAAAGAGAATATGTTGTGTTTAAACCAAGCACACATTATATACATCGCTCTACCTGTCATTGGGTAAATAGTGAGTGTTATGAAATTGAGAATACAGAAGGATTAGAATGTAGAAAATGTAGTGAATGTAATCCAGGCATGGAAATTATAACTTAGTATAATGAGCCTGCTCCTGTAGTTGCAGTATCAAGTACGGGAATTAGTGATGGAGATTACACACTGCTTTGCAAAATTGTTGCAAGCGAATACGGCGGCATGACAAGTGTCTACGAAAGAGCTAAGATTGTTGCTTCAGTTATGAATATGGTAAATGATTCACGCTGGCCCAACAACGTTGAAGGTGTACTTGACCAGACTTGTGCACCATGGGGCTTCAATAAATATAATGACTACTTCTGTGGAGGAAGTGTTCATTATTCAACAATGTCAGATGCCGTAGATTATTACTTTAATCATCCACAAGAGTTCGCAAATTGGACTTGTAATCAGTGGCAGGGAGATGGCGTTTACAATCATTTCCGTACCGTCTAATGTCCCATTAGAAAAGATATGTGATTGACTTGGCAACTCGATTGCGTAAGCGAGACAAGTAAAAAGGCAAAAACAGAAAATATCGAAATGGGAACACGCAACCAAAAGGAGTAGTCTTATGACTACTCTTTTTTTGATTTCTTGACTTTTTTTCAAATTTTTGATATAATAAAATAAAGAAATTGTAAGGAGGGAAAGTATGGCAACTTACATAATTGCAGATTTAAAATTATTCAATAAAGAACAGCTACAAAAACTTGGCTATTCAAATTTTGCATAGATGAACGCAGAGATAATAAGAAGTTGGAATAGGGTTGTTAAGCCTGAAGATGATGTAATTATCATGGGTGACAATGGAGATGGAACTCTTGAAGAGATGAAATCTATATTCTCACGGCTTAACGGTATTAAAACTGCGACATCAAAACACTTGAATGAGAAGTTTACAAAGGCTGAGTGGAGAGAAATTGGTTTCAAACATTTTTGGGGTGTACCTATGTTCAATAAACTTCCAACTGGTGAAGAAGTCCTTTATGAAATTAAACCAATTAAAAGACTCGACCTTTATAAACAATATGCTTTAATCGTTGTTGATGGAGAAAATCCAATTGAGGGAATGATTAAAGATATGATGCTTTCTGCTGACGCAATAAAGTGGGGATATTCTCCTTTGAACACAGAAGAATTACTTACTATTTATAATAACATGAAAGCATTTGAATCAATGGAAGAAACTGAAACTCGTTCTGATATTAAGGAGGAAGGCGAAGAATGAAAGTAACACTTGTAGGATATACACCTAATCCGTTATATGTTTGTGCTTAGGCTGCGGCAGTTTGTTACGATAGTGAACCAGACTTGAAAATTGTAAAAGGATGTATTAAGTCAGGGCATCAGTCTGTTCTTGAACATTGTAGTTTTACTTTTAAAGTAGAAGGAATTTCTCGTGCCTGCTTTGATAGAGAGACAGAAGTATTAACAAATAATGGATGGAAACATTTTTGTGATGTTGAAAATACAGACTTGATTTTTACAATAAATCAGGATACTCAAGAAGCAGAATTTCAGCCCATCTTAAATCAAGTTAAATATAAATATAATGGATTGATGCATTATTATAAATCTCAAAATATTGATTTGTTAGTAACACCAAATCATAACTTATATATGAAAAAATATGATGTAAGAGTTCCAGATAAATATCATCTATGTCCATCTGAGGATATAAAAGTGAAACGTTTTTATATGAAAAAGACTGTTAATTATGATATAGAAGTTGATGATTATTTTACTATTCCAGGATACAGTTATTATAGGAAAAATAGAAATGGAGAGTTATATGAAAAAACGCTTTCCGATTTAAGACTCCCAAGAGATAATTTTTATAAATTATTAGCTTGGTATTTGGCAGAGGGAAGCACATATTATAATCAAAAAGAAAATTCTTATACTATTTCTATTAGTCAATTAAAAACTCAAAATATCGACCATATTATGGAAATAGTATCTAATTGTGGATTACAACCTTATTATGATGGAAAGTCTATACGTTTTAAAAATATGGTTTTAGGAAAATATTTTTCTTCTTTAGGACTGTCTTTAAATAAAAAAATTCCTTTTGATATTTTTACTAATTTTAATAAAAAACTATCAAAAATTTTTATAGATGAATATATATTAGGAGACGGAACAATTCAAAAAGATAAAAGTGGAAAAATTTTTACTATTTCAAAAGAATTATCTGAACAAATTTATAATTTATGTTTTATTGCTGGATATACTGCCACTAATCATATTGATAATAGAGTAGGACAAAGTCATATATGGAATGGTCGAGAAATAAAACATAATTATCCTTGTTATATAATCAATATTTCTATGACTGGAAAAAGAAATCATGAAATTGTGACCAAAAAAGATTCTCACTTTTCAGAGATTCCTTTTAATGATTATGTTTATTGTGTAGAGGTTCCTAATCATACTCTTTTTGTAAGAAGAAATGGAATTGCTTGTTGGTGTGGAAATTGTAGTCACCAGCTCGTGCGTCATAGAATTGCTTCATACTCTCAACAGAGTCAGCGTTATGTAACATATGACTCAGTAGACTGGGTAACTGATGGACTTGAGCATGATGCAGTTGAGCCTGTAATGTTAAGCTGCGCAGAGTCTATGATTGCATATAGAGATATGATTGAAAAAGGTGTTAAAGCAGAAAATGCAAGAGCAGTTTTACCTAACGCAACCCCTACTGTTATTTATGTAACTATGAATTTAAGAGCACTTATGCACTTCTGTAATGAACGTATATGTTCAAGAGCGCAAGCTGAAATTCGTAATGTTGCTATTGGTATGAAGAATGAACTCATGTGTGCTGTTAATATCTCAAAAGAAGAGAAGGAAATTCTTGATACTGTATTAGTTCCCAAATGTGCTACAGGTCCTATTGAAGCCTGTCCTGAGCATAATGGGTGTGGCAGATATAAGCCGCTTAAAGAATTTGTATGGCGTCCAAAAGCAAAGTGGCAAACTTATTATGCTAACATGGGCGGCGAAGAGTGTAGCGCTTGTGGTTTTAATGGCGGAATTAAAACATTTAAATTCTGTCCGATGTGCGGAGCAGAAATGATACAGGAGGGATAATATGCAGTGGTGGCTACTATTTATTATAGCAGGTTCACTGTGTGCAATTGGTTTAGGGCTTTTCGTCGGTAAGAAGGAGAGTCCTTCCAAATATTCTGAAACCTTTAAAAAAGAAGTTGAAAACTTAGGCAAGTAGTTTAGTAAAGAAAATTAGATACGTATTGATGAAGAAAGAAAGAAGGTTGAATAGAGTCTTAAAGAGTACATAAATAATTGTGAGATACAGAGATAGAATAGTCTTGCCGCCCTGCGAAAGGCGTAGGATAATTTACACGCAAGTGAAGAACACTATAAAATACGAATGAAGGAACTGGAAGAACAAATTGTTCAATCAGTAAATGAGAAATCAAAGAATGAAGCATTACAGCTTTAGGGAGTTGTTGACTTCTATGAGAGTCGTAGGCAGGAAATCTATACAGATTTTGAAGCATATCAAGAGAAAGTAAAAGCAAGACGAGAAGAACTTGAAAAGGTTCTTAAAAGAGAAAAAGCAAAACAGCAAGAAATAATTGAACAATATAAACGAGCAGAACAAATTAAGCAAGACAAAAATTTCTATCGAATAGTCCTCTCCGAAGAAGTTTAGGAGGATGTGAAAAAACTCAGGAAAATTGCAGGAGAATTACATGACCCAACCATTATTTATAAACTCATTTATAAAACCTATTACGAGAAACCTTTCACAGAGATGGTCGGACGAGTCGTGTCAAGTGAGGCGGCAGCGTGTGGTATTTATAAAATAACCAATCTTGAAAATGGGCGTTGCTATATTGGACAAACAAGACAGGCTTTCAAAGAACGTTGGCGTACCCATTTAAAGCGAGGGGTTAAAGCGGAGCCGGGCACATAGAACAAACTCTATGCGGCGATGTGGGAAGATGGAGCAGAGAATTTTACTTTTGAAGTCCTCGCTACTTGCGCGCCAGAAGAGCTTAACGAAAAGGAGCGAGACTATATTGCACTCTACCATGCAGATACTTGGGGATATAATGGAAACGGAGGTAACACATGATTACATACAAAGATATTAAAGATTGGTTTGAGGGGACAAGCTATGTATATGGCACAGTAAAAACTTCAACAGAATTTTGATGAAGCAAAGAATAATGTTTTAAAATTTTTAATGAATCACGAGGGGTCTGACCTTGAAGCTACTTTTACAATGCACAAAATTAAGTTAAAGAAAGAAATGACTGGTGAAGTTTTGGTAATAGAGAAGGACCTTCCTGAGCAAAAGTCAGATACTATTAGGGGACGCAGATTGACAAGAGCTGAATGTGGAATCCTTGATGACTATCATGACCATTCAGCAGATGATATTAACGATATTATTTTGCCACTTCTTAATTTACCTTCTTAAAACTAATAACCTGCCCTTTTAATGGGGCAGGTTATTTTTATATATAGTCTATTATTCCACTATCTTCTCAGGAAAACTTGGGAATACTTTTCTTAGACGAAAACTCCGGCAAAACTACTTTATATGCGAGAAAGATATTTCTCGATTGGGCGGCTTAAGGTCCAATTTATTTCTTTATATAAAGGGGTGAATTAAATGAGCACATATAAGAAGACATGTTTCAATGGAGTAGATTATGCGGTACCTTCACTTCCGGGCTGGCATCCACACCCTGTACCATTCCCACCTCCTCCACCACCTCCAATTGATTGGGATGTATATCCACACTACCTACCATATCCTTACGGGTGGATTGAGCCCGTGCCTCCAATTCCTGGTAAGTACCCTCGTCCATGTCCTCCACCACCTCCACCATACATTCCTCCTTACCCATGTCCAAGACCTGAGAAGGTAGATGAATGTTCTAAGAGATTGGCAAAACTTACTCAGAAGACTAAGACTTTAGTTCAGATGATTAAGGACTTCGAGCAGAAGAATCGTCCTGTTATTGTCACAATTGGTCCTAACAGTTACCAGTTTGGTACTGAGAACATTACTGACTTTGACGGCGAGCCTGCAAAGGGTATGTATGCAAACCTTGTTTGTGGAAAACCAATTGAGGAGCTTGAAGAAGGCACATATGTAGTTGACGATACTAAAACAAGAGTAGCTCTTAAGGACCCAGTTGATTTACTTCAGTCAGAGCTTGCAAGAGTCCGCAAGGAAATTACACTTGTTACAGCAGCTATTAACGAGGAAATTACTCCTGAGTCAGCACCTAATAGCGACCCATCTATTCCTGGTACAGGGGAGTAAGAAATATTTATTTTGATTTAAAGAGAGGGCTTGTCCCTCTCTTTTCTTTTTAATACTTGACTTTTTAAATAATTTTTGATATAATGATTATATCAAAGGAGATGAAAAGAGTGATAAATCCGAACAGAGTTATAATTGAAAACACACTTAAATCATCTTTCCTTTGCCCCATTGGACTGATAATTATTTCAATTGTCAGACATAGCCTTTGCTATTTTTTAGGCAGACTAATTTGGCTTATCACAAGCTCAGCACTCGTAGTGTTTGAAGAAGACGAAGTAAAAAGAATTATTAAGGAGGAATTTAACAAATGAGATATAAGATTGAATTACTTGGACAGAGAGATTGTCTTGATTTTTGTCAGAAGGCACAGAATATCGTTGGTGAAGTATCCCTCATCAGTCGGGGCGGCAAGTATCGTGTAAATGCAAAGTCTATTATGGGCTGTATGCTTGCGTCTGCTGAGTGGGGCGATGATATTTGGGTTGAGTCTGGCGCCGAAATTTATTCTGTTTTTGAGAAGTGGATTAACTCTGAGCATGTTCGCTGAGGACGGCAACTATATTCATGAGTGATGCCGCATGAAAGATGGGAAGATTACGCTTGAACGAGCGAAGAATTGCTATAAGCCCTGTCGTTTAAAGCCAAGCGATGGGAAACGCTATCTTGCATCACAGGAATTTTATGACTTCAACGGGTTCCATTTTGAGGAAATGTGGAACTTAGATGCAGAGATTTGCTACTTCATTTTGGTAAGACTTGTTAACTATCGTGATATGAGTTGGGGAGTGTCAGGGTGTTTCCTTCAGAACTATGGTTGGCACAGTAATCAAATCACTGAGCGCAAGGCGGCGGAGCATTGGAATTCAGTGCTTAATAAAATGATAAGGGATTCTACCTTTACTTGGTAAAGGATTTTCCTACACCAAAAGAACAGAAAATTATTGCCAAAGGGATGAAGCTCTTTACTGAGTTTTATTCGTGCCTTTGGGATTGAGGAGGTTTTATTATGAGAGAGGATAGACTTTTATACCCTAAGAGTAAATTCAGATTTTATTTAACAAAGTTAAGAAAGGTTGAGGACGAAGATGGCAAGGAGCGTTTTACAGTTGTTAGTTCGGAAATTATTTCCGGCAATGGTAAAAAGTTTCGTGAATCACTCTACGGCATATCAGCACATATCGAAGTCGTAACAGAAAAGCCGGAGCGTTTTAAGCTCAACCAGATTTATATGCTCGCAACTCGTGATATTGTATGGCTTTGGGCTGAGGAGGCTTAAGAACGTTTTGAACAGAAATTTCCTTGTAATTATTTATAACCTTTGCCACTCTCATGAGTGGCAATTTTTATAGTTTACGTTACTTCGCCGCGACACCTCGACGCATGGCGGCGAAAGAAGAAATTTTTCTTTCTCTTTTCTCTCTAAGATGTGAGGAGCGAAGCTCCGAACTGCGTTTCTGGTTCTCTTTGCGCAGTCAAAGAGAACGTTCTTTGGTTGCTTTCTTTCAAAGAAAGCAACAACTTGCACTATTAAACATTAACAAACCGGACTATTAAACATTAACAAACCGGACTATTAAACATTAACAAACCGGACTATTAAATATTAACAGCCGGGGTATTAAACGTTAACACCCGGACTATTAAATATTAACAATTTTTATAGTTTACGTTACTTCGCCGCGACACCTCGACGCATGGCGGCGAAAGAAGAAATTTTTCTTTCTCTTTTCTCTCTAAGATGTGAGGAGCGAAGCTCCGAACTGCGTTTCTGGTTCTCTTTGCGCAGTCAAAGAGAACGTTTTCTGTTTACTCTTTTCTAAAAAGAGTAAATAAATATTCTACAATATTTTACATTTCGTTAATCAATATTTTACACTTCATTAGTCAATATTTTACACTTCAGTAGACGAAAATTTACATCCAGTAGACGAAAATTTACATCCAGTAGACGAAAATTTACATCCAGTAGACTTGAATTTACAATTCTTATGAACTCAAAATATTAGATTTCTGTAAAGTATTTTACACATTTATATTGGAGGTGATTATATGTCTACTATAAAAAATATTAGAGTATTATCTTCTGATTAGATACATAAGACAGATAAACTTTCAGTTAAACAATGGCTTGTATATTATTATTTTATGTCTATATGTAAATGGAATGGAATAGATAATGAAAGACATTATTTCATTTACAAAAATTCTCTTAACATAAGTGCCGTATCAAGATTATTAGATATTAGCAGACCCACATTTTACAAAGCACTCGATAATTTAAAAACAATGGGCATAGTTACGGAAGAAGAAAAATGGTATATAATAAAAATACCACAAATTTATGCGGCGGTTGATTAGAAAACTTTAACATTTCTTCTTTAGTTTCAAAAATATTTAGGAGTGGAACTGATAAGAACGTATGTGATTTTAAACAGAATTTATCAACATCAAGAACTTGAACAATGGTTTAATAAAGCAACAATTATTGCAATATTAGACCATAATATTAAAGATTCTTCTTACTATCCGCAAATTGAATTGTATTTAGGAGTTTTGTCTTATTGGGGTCTTGTCACTTTACAAGTGGAAGTTAGGAATGAAAATACTGGCAAACACAAGTATTATAAAGTAAAACAAGTAAATATGATAAATGAAAATAGTGATTTTGAAATTGATGTTAATGCACCAGTTAATCAATAGCTTGTAGATAAAATAAAGGAAGAAATATTTGGTAAGTAATATAAAATAGAAATATAAATTTATATAAAAGAGCATAATAGGAGGAGTGAGTTTTATGGAAGGTATCTACAAAATAACAAATAAGTTAAACGGCAAATCATACATTGGTCAATCTGTCCATTGCGGCAAACGTCTTGATGAACATTGTAAAGGTCGCCAATTCATTGACGATATTATTCAACTTGAAGGCATTGAAAACTTTACCTTTGAAATACTAAAACAAGTAGACAAGGAAGATATGAGTAGATGCAACAATACTACTATTTAATATAAATAAAATTTTAGTTTTCTAAACTCTTTACTTTTCCTAAAATTTATACTATAATCACGTGTTCATTTATAATATAATAAAATTTCCTTAAAATTTCCCCAAATCTAAATACTTGATTTTTTTAAAAAATTTTGATATAATAATTATAGAAAGTTTGAAAGGAGCGAAAAATGAAAGTATTGCGAAGCGGCGCCAACCTTTACGCATAGAAATGTAACTGCGGGTGCATCTTTGCTTATAGCAAAAATGAAACAAAATATGTACAGACTGGCATTCAGGAATACGAATATGCAATAAAGTGTCCAGAATGCGGCGTAGAGAATTTTGTTTATTTTAAAACAAAAGAAAGATATGAAAGAGGTTTTAAAAATTGTCGTGGCGATTGTAAAAATAATAATATTAAATTGGTTATTATTCCATATTGGGATTATGACAAGTTAAATTCTAATTATATATAGGAGACTTTATTGAAATGATACTTGGAGTAGATATTGATAATGTTATAGTCAACACTACAGAGTCAGTAATCGAATATCTTAATGAACGCGTTCCTAACCTTAATTTTAAATTGGAAGATTGTAAACAGTACTGGCTTGAAAAAAATCTTCCTCGCGGCTATGAGCTTCTTGTACAGGAAGCCTTTGAGTCCAAGCATATGTGGAAAAAGGTTGAGGTAATCAAGGGAGCAAAGAAGTATATCAACAAACTGAGAGCAGAGGGACACGAAATTTATTTCGTAACCAGTTCACTTCCTGAGAACCTCCGCAAGAAAATCAAGCATCTTGAAAGAGAGCTGGACTTTTTCGAGCCGGGGTACGTCTGGAGACACACAATCAACATTCATAAGAAGCAGCTTCTTGACCTTGACGTTCTTATTGACGACTGTATCGACAATTTGAACGGCGGCAGAAAGTATACTTCTATCTGTATCGACTACCCGTGGAACAGAAATGTAACTGACCATTCTATTATCCACTGTGATAGTTGGAAGGAAATTTATAATGAGGTAAAAGCAATTGAGGAAGGAGAATATACCGAGGAACTGTTCGAACTGAAAAAGACTATCTTCAGATTCATCGAATCACAGGAATGGCTGTGACGAGAGTCAAGTGATACTGAAATGGTCGAATACGACCTTGAAAAAAGCTATGCAGTTAAAATTAGCTACTTCAAGGCTCCGGGGCGGAGATAGAAATAAAAATATGTATTGTATAAAGAATTCTATTCCTTTAATAAGAATTCCCTATACTCATTTAAGTAATTTAATAATTGATAACCTGATTTTATCAAAAACAACTTATTGATGGAAGGAGTGATGCCATATGATGCCAATTTTATATATGATGATTGGCATTCCTTAACCAGGCTCCGGCAAGTCCTACATTGCAAATACTCTAAACGCTCCTGTTGTATCTTCCGATGCAATTCGCGCAGAGTTATTCGGTTCTGAAGAGGACCAGACTCATAACGGAGAGGTTTTCAATGAGGTTCACAACCGCATTAGAAAGTATCTCCTTGCAGGTACTTCCTGCGTATACGATGCTACCAACCTTTCTCGTAAGCGTAGAAAGTCCTTCTTGAAGGACCTTCCTGCTGGCGTGAAGAAGATTGCTGTAGTAGCCGCAACTGAGCTTGACATTATCCTTGAGCAGAACGCTTCTCGTAACCGCAAGGTTCCTGAGGACGTTATCATGAGAATGTACAAGCAGATGACTCTTCCTCGTCTTGACGAGGGCTGGGATGGCATTCGTATGATTGCACATCCTAAGAACATCAAGACTCTTGGAGAGTATCTTTACGATGCTTACGGTGTAGACCATGATAATCCTCATCACTCTGCGAACATTTTTGACCACATGATTCAGGCAGGTGCATACGCATCCAAGCACGGTGAAGAGAAGGGTCTGGATAAGGCTCAGATTCATCTTGCTCGTACTGCCGCATTATTCCACGATATCGGTAAGCCTGTAGTTAAGTCTCGCAAGAAGATGAATGGTGAACTCGATGACCATTCTCATTACTACAACCACGCTGAAATCGGCGCATACATGATGGCTTGCTGTGCAAATCAGTTTGAGGGTGAGAAGCAGCACGTTCTGCTCGCAAATATGATTGTACTTGTACAGTGGCATATGGAGTCCTATGCGGATTCTGAGCATTATCTTGAGAAGTTCAAGGCAACTTATGGAGAAGATATGTGCAAGGTGTATGAGCTTGTCCATGAGGCTGACCTTAACGCACATTAAGGCAGATTTGAATAACTTTAAGAATTAATTTCTTGACTTTTTCCAAAATTTTTGTTATAATTATTATAGAAACGATGGAAAGACAGCAATCCATAAAACAAATAACGAGAGACTTACCTCCCTTAGGCGGAGGATGAGACGGCATCACATAGCTAAGAAAGAGTGTGGCGTGTACGGTTACGTTACCCGTACTTTGTGGCGGCGAGAATCCAAGACCGCTCGTGTGGCTGAAGCCCGAAAATATTTCAGCTATGAAAGACAATCAGAAAACACCGTCCATCGTGATAATGTTATAGCATTATTCCTTAAAGTTTATCGGTCAGCGATAAATACAGTATGCTCTCAAAAGGAGTATGGCGTAGGTTTTAGTTTCGCTAAAGCATAAAAGAGACGCCGAACGGTGACGAGCCGCTGTGGGAAGAAAGAGATTGGCTTCAATAGGTTTGCTCCCTCCATTCTCCTATCCCACACCAATTGACGGGCAATGTAAACCGTCGAAATTTAGAAGACACGTTACAGCGACCTGTAAATTATTTAAAAACATTTAGATTTAAAATCATTTAGTGAATTGGTTATCAAGGATTTTCAGATTTTTCGTGTCTTGCGTATTTATCTATGTGGTCAGCACGCCTCTACCAGAACGAAAGTGTGGTAGTTGACAATCTTCCGAGTAGTCAGGCAAGTGTACCACGCTGCCCCTAAAGAAATTTTACCAGCCCTATGGCAGAAGTGATACAGGCGCCAGGATAGGGAATATGTATCATGAATGCGATATGGCGGCGGAGTTTGAGCAGACTTCGTATACAAAAAGCTCATTTTAAATGCTCCGGTAATCCAATTGGTAGAGGCATCCGTCTTAAACATGGTGTGTTGCGGGTTCGAGTCCCACTCGGAGTACCATTTCGTCACGTGCAGCAACCTATATAATTTGTCGCCATTTTCTTTTGACAAGAGAGGCGTGACGCGTTGTAGATTCTTACAGCACAAATTAAAATGAATCTTGTATGATTAAAGGAGGAACTTATTATGAGTTTTACTGATGGATTTCGTGGAAACAGCAACCTTACTCGCACTGAAAACGGTGCGGTGGTAAAGTCTACTACAGGTAGCGCACTGCTTAACCTTTTCGCACGTGTAGGTGGACTTCGTCAGGCATCTGAGTCTGAGATTAACCGTCTTTATCTCGATGCTCGTAACGAGGACAAAGAGCTTGCAGATAACCTTATTCTTTATGCCCGTAACATCCGTGAGGGCGGTATCGGTGAGCGTAGAATCGCAAGAATTCTTTTGAAGACTATTGCTATCAAGGACCCTGCAAAGGTTCGTCGTAACCTTGACACAATCGTGTCTGCAGGTCGTTGGGACGACTTGTTTGTCTTTGAAGGTACAAGCGTTGAGAATGACGCTCTTAAGTTCATGAAGGAGCAGCTCCGTAAGGACATTACTGACATGGGCAAGGGTAACTCTATCTCATTGCTTGCTAAGTGGCTTCCTTCTGCAAACACAAGCTCTAAGGAGACTCGTCGTCTTGCGAGAAAGGTTTACACATATTTCGGTTTGAGCGAGCGTACTTACAGAAAGACTCTTTCTGCACTTAGAAAGTACCTTGATGTAGTTGAGAAGAAGATGTCCGCACAAAACTTCGGCGCTATCGACTATCAGGCAGTACCTTCTGTCGCTATGACACGCTACCGCTCTGCATTCGGTAAGCACGACTTTGAGCGTTTTAACGCTTACATCAACGCTGTAACAAGCGGCGATGCAAAGATTAACGCTTCAGTTACTTACCCATATGAGCTTGCAAAGCCATATGTTGATGCTGTAGCTGGATGGTACAGCCTTTCCAGAACTCAGCTCGACCCTGTGCTTGAGGCTCAGTGGAAGGCACTTCCAAACTACGTCAAGGGTGAGCACAACGCAATTGTTCTTGCAGACGTATCGGGTTCTATGACTGGTTTGCCTATGGCAACATCAATCAGCCTTGGTATCTACTTTGCAGAGCGTAACAGCGGTGCTTACAAGAACCTTGTTATGTCATTCACTAACGAGCCTTCTCTTTACACTTTGAACCCAAGCGACAGCTTGCTTTCAAGAGTTCAGCAGATGACTTCTCACGAGGGATTTAGCACTAACCTTGACCTTGCTTTCGAGCGTATCTATGACATTACTAAGAGAGAGCATGACGCACCTTCTGCACTTATCGTAATTTCTGACGGAGAAATCGACAGCTACAGACGTAGTCTTGAGGCTCGCGGTTCTTCTTTCGAGGGAATTGCTGAGAAGTGGCAGGCTAAGTATGCAAGCATCGGTCTTAAGGCTCCAAAGCTTATTATGTGGAACGTCGCTTCCCGTGGTGACCGTTACATTGCATCTAAGGAGAACAGGGGAGTAGCTTATCTCAGTGGTAGCTCTGCTGCTACTTTTAAGGAGCTTACAACTCTTATCTCTCAGGACGCTATGTCTGCTATGATTGAGATTCTTTCTCGCTCACAGTTTAGCTGGCGTTAATGGGTAGATTTATTGATTTAACTGGACAAGATTTTGGACGTCTAAAAGTCTTGTCCAGAGATAAATCTATTAACTATTCCCCCTATACTGATTATTCTAAATTAAATAAGGAATATTTATAGGAGAAGATGAAAAATGTATAAAATACATAAATTCGGAACATTATGGGCGCAGGCATTAGCAATGATGCCTATGCTCCCTGATTATATAGCTATGGTTATTTGGCTAATAACCAAAAAAATTACAATAGGAGTGTAAGAAAATGGCAAATAAGAGTTATAAGTGTCCTATTTGTGGCAAGATTTGGTATACAGAAAAGGACGTAGCAAATTGTGTTGTTAAGGACGCGGCAGAGGCAGAGAAGAGTAAGAGCGAAGCTCGTAGAATCGAAGTGTGCCGTAAGTCTGACTACAACGACCTCATGAAGAGCAAGAAGCTTGTTGAAGACAAGTATGAAGAGCTCCGTAAGCTTGTATATACATACAACGTAAAGGCTCAGACATATGCTACAAAGTACAAGCAGCCTCTTTCAAGATACGATATTACTTGTGCTTTCCGTGCGGCGAGGTCCTTCCCTTGGCTTTACAGTAACGAAGCAGAGAAGGGTAAGGAGTTTGGCGAGGGCGCAACTGCAACCTATCCAAGCTTTGGAAATGACCTCAGAGATATTATCCGTAAGGAACTTGACTTCTAATAGGAGGGAAGGACTTGGCTCATAAGGATTACCCGACTCAGAAGGATTGGGGTTACAATAAGAGAAAAAGAAATTATAACTTCGAGGACAAAGACGGCAACAAAAGAGAGAAAGACCACAGAAAAAAGGACTCGGAGCGCCGCCGTTCAAAGCGTAAGCGTGACAACTATTACGACGATGACGACGAAGATTAAGCAAAGGGAGTCAGAAATGGCTCCCTTATTTTATTTTATGGAGTGGTATTATGGTTATGATTTTATCTATTCTTGGGGCGGCGTTTAGCTTAGGTGGTAACATACTGATTATCCTCAAGAAAAGAATGGGGTGGTTGGCATGGATTTTTGGCAATATTGCTTGGATTGCAGTTAATGTTGTAGGTCCATTCAATCTACCAATGGTTATAATGTATACAGTTTATTTCATTATTAACCTTGTTGGGTTTATTAAATGGAAGGATAAGTCTTGACATTAGACCATTTTTATGATATAATAATTATAGAACTAAAGGAGGGATAGTATGGACAAAACATATTCTTTTAGCAAAGAAGATTTAGACCAGTGCTCGTAGGCTTTCAGAGTTCATGTGGCACAGTGTGGCGGCAACAGTGGTATGTATAAAATACCAAAACATTGGATGAAGTTTACCATCTATTCACCGCCACGTTCTGGAAAGTTATATAAAGGATTTCAATGTAATTGTGGATGGGAGTTTTACTTAATTGAAAATGGAACTGAAAAGATTATCGAACCTGATGTTACTGGCTAATTTTATTAGCACACTATTCTATGCGACTTCTTATCCTTATATCTATGCTGAAACAATCAAGGTTGTGCCGCGTGGGTATATTGGATTGGAACAAATACTTTGTTGTATTTCTACAATCATTTTCTGTAAGTTGTGGAATAAATACAGCGACAAATTTTTCAATCATTATTTAGTAATGCTATGGGCAGAGATTGTGGCAGATGTAATTCTGTTTACAGCTGTACTAATACGATGGGATTTGAGTTTTTATTTTCTATTGAACATCATAATCTACTCATTTATTACACGAAACCTTTACTGCGGCGGAACAAAAATGCGAGCAAAGATTAACCCAACAGAAAAACTACGAGAATGTTATGACAATAACAATCAAATTGTTTCAGCAACAGCGACTTTAATGGGAGCAGGTTTTGCTATTATCTGCCCTCTCGATTTAAAATATCTATTTATCTTTGCACTGATTGGAAACATCGTAGACAATTTCTTCTATATCTATATTTATAAGAAAATTAAATGGAGGGACGCCCATGAAAAGACCAATTGTAGTTAATCTATTCGGAGCACCGGGTAGCGGCAAATGTTTTGCAAAAGGAACTAAAGTTCTTATGTGGAATGGTGAGATAAAAAATATTGAAGACGTAATGGTGGGAGATTGGGTTATGGGAGATGACTCTACCCCACGAAAAGTTCTTGAATTACATCAGGGTAGAGCGCCAATGTATCTTCTTAAAAGAAGTTTTTCAAAAGATATCGTTGTAAGTGCAAATCATATTTTATCTTTAATGTGCTATCATAGAGATAAGAGCTGGTCTCATGAAGATATTTCTATTGAAGATTATCTTAATAAAGGTGTTCAATATAAACACTATGCGAGATTATATAAAACAAAAGTAGGATTCTTTACTCAATCAGAGAGACAGAGCTTGAAAATTGACCCTTATTATTTAGGTTATTGGCTTGGAGATGGACTAAGCGAATCTATAAACCGTTTTTGTACTGCTGACCAAGAGATAGTTGATTATTGTAGATATTATGCAAAGGAATTGGGGCTTGAATTAAAACAACATTCTTATAAAGATAGCAAATGCCAAACGTATTGTTTAACAAAAGGAAATATTGGAGGAGCCCATCATCAGTTAAGTGGCAATATATATAATCTCATTAAAAATAAGCACATCCCTAAAGAATATAGAACAGCAACTTTAGAAAATAGACTTGCTCTTATTGCTGGGTTGATTGATTCTGATGGAAATCTTAATAGAACTTCTTATGATTGGATGAATAAAAATAAGACTTTAGCTTATGATTTTTACTGTTTAGTTAATAGTTGTGGACTTAGAGCGACAATTACTTCTTGTAAAAAATCTTGTGGAGATTTTGTTGGAGAATATTGGAGAGTTAATATTACTGGAGACCTTACCACTATTCCTGTAAAAATTCCACGAAAAATATGTAAAAATATAATTAAAGATATAACAAAACCATTAAGAGAATGCTTTGAGATAATGCCTCTTGGAGAAGACGAATTTTTTGGCTTTACGACAGATGGTAATCACCGTTTTGTTCTTGATGATTGTACTGTTGTTCATAATTCAACAGGGGCAGCTTATATTTTTTCACAACTAAAAATGATGGGTGTTAATTGCGAACTAGTTACAGAAGTAGCGAAAGACTTCACGTGGGAAGAAAATAAACAAGCTTTGAGTTGTCAGGAATACACCTTTGGCAAGCAGTCTTTCAGAATGAAGCGTTGCCGCGATAAGGTCGATGTAATTATAACTGATAGCCCTCTTCCTCTTGGTATCTTCTACAATACAAATCCAGTTCTTGGTGAACACTATGAACAGCTCGTTCTTGATGTATTCAATACTTATGACAATATGAACTATGGAATTGTAAGAGATAAGCCGTACAGCCCAATCGGCAGAAATCAGACCGAAGCAGAGTCAAATGAAATCGGCGATAGAATTCAGTTCTTCCTTGATGACCACAGTATTCCATATACTCTTGGTCTTGGCACAGAGAAGTTCTATGATTTTATCATTACAGATGTACTGCTTGCTCTTAAGGCAAAAAAGGAAACAATCCAGCCTCTTTTGAAGTTTAGGAATGGTCAGTCTATGGAAGTATTTACTTGCGAGGGTTGTGATGGCTGAGGCTAAAAATATTGAGCAAGTTATTATAATAGGACATGACGAAGAAGGAAATGAAGTCCTATTAAATTTTAAGGACATTGATAATTGTATGCTCATAAATCAAAGATTCAATACCTTTGGCGGCAAAAGCTATGACGTTGAATTCCATGCAAAAGAGCATTGGATTACATTTCAGGGTGAGGATTTATACCCCTCTATGGGAATGTATGCAAGAGAAACAAAAGAATCTCCCGCAGAAGAAAAGGAAACTTCATTCTATGATAGAAGTGGCGGCTTAAGGGAAATTTCTTGGTAATTAACTCCTTGACTTTTTTTGAAATTTTTGTTATAATTATTATAGAAAATTGAGGAAAAAGAAAAGTTTTAGATGAATGAATGAATGAATGATGTTACTTACATAGTATTTTTCTAATTCGTCTCCTTTAGAACTTATATAGGAAAGAGATGAAATAAAAAGATAGTTTTGTAAAAAGTATAATTATCCATTGATTGAAATTCCCTATACAAAAAAGGAAAAATAACGTTATAGGATTTAATTCCTTAAAGGAGATGATGTATATGTCACGTCTTTTCGTGACTGGTTAGCGATACGCACCAAGGGATAGATATTGCTAAATTAAACAGCCGCCATTTTAAACCCGATAATATGACTAAAGAAGACATAGTTGTTATTATGGGTGATGCGGGTTTTGTATGGGATGGAAGTGCAATTGATAAATATTGGCAAGACTTCTTAGATAAGAAGCCTTGGACTACATTCTGTGTACTTGGTAACCATGAAGCTTATCATCTTATCGAGAAGCTTCCAATCGTGGACTTCCACGGTACACCTGCTCGTAAAGTTAATGACTCAATCTATTATGCAATTAGTGGAGAGGTCTATAATCTTTGCGACAAAAAGTGCCTTGTCGTAAATGGTGCTGATTCTCATGATAAGGATTTTCGTAAGGAAGGTATCTCTTGGTGGGAACAGGAGCGTATTACTCAGGACGATGCAAACAAGGCTCTTATTACTCTTGCCCAGCATAATGATAAGGTTGATTTTGTCTTCACTCATACTGGCGGCACAGAGGTTTGTAAGATGCTTGGCTTCTCACCTACAAGTTCAGACCTTATGCTTGACCTTGTTCTTAATACGGCAGATTATGACTACGCATATTGTGGACATTATCACTGTGATAAAATCGTTAATACAAAACAAAGAATTGTATATGACGATATCATTATGATTGCGGCTGACTATGAAGACGCATGAATCGACATTCAGGCTTTGGACAACGGCGAAATTGCAAACACATATACCAATGGAGGTAAGAACAATGGAACTTAATGCAATTATTCAGCAGACTATTTTAACGGCAGAAGGAATTCAGATTGGTTGTACCCTTGCATATAAGGGTAAAGAAGCATCATGTGCATTTTTACTTGCTCCTACAATAGAGAATATCGTGAAGATGATTGCGATTGCAGGTAAATCTGCTTGGGAGCAGCTCGTTGGCGCACCCGTAAAACTTTGCATCGAAGAGGAAGACGACAAGGCAAAGGTTGTTGCTATTGGTCATTTCTTAGTTGACCAGTGGTTAGACATACCTCAGCCTGAAGATACCTCCGATACTGATAAGGAATCCGAATAAAAGCAAAAAGTCAAGGCTCAAAATGTCTTGACTTTTTTATAATTTTTGCCATAATTATTATAGTAAAAATAGCGAGCCTAAGCTATTTTATATAAATTAAATTTACTTTAAGGAGTGATGTTAAAATGGCAACTAATTATTCGTGTTAAGACCAATGGGTGGGGCAGTACCATCGACGAAATCGGTAATATAATTGAGGATAGATGGTTCAATCTCCGTGAGTTCTATGCAACTGATAAGGGGTAGGCAACCTTTGTTCTTGATGAAAGACCGCCAGAGGAAAAAGAGGAGGATTAACTAATGGAGAAGCGTCACGCACTTTATCTTTTTCTCGATGATATTCGTGAAGCAGACATTCCAAGCATCACCAAGCAGTTTAAGTACTACTACGTTACTAAGCACGTCAATGGCGCAAAATATTTTGTGCTTCAGGCTGTTACGAATGGCATCAACGAGATTTGGTTTGACCTTGACCATGACCTTGGTGATTATGCGTCTCAGGGCGGCGACGCTATTAAGTTGGTTGATTGGCTTGTTGAGAATTTTCACGATGAGAATGTCGTTTTCAAATTCCACTTCCATTCTATGAACCCTGTTGGCGTTCAGAACATGAAGAATGCAGTGGAGAAATATTGGGAGGTTTACTAATGGCTAATTTTAATTTTGATACACTTAAAGGATGGGGCTTAGATACTTTCTGCATTATGGACTATGTAGGATATATTCACAATCAGCACGATGCAAACAGCAACGTTCCTCTTGTAAAAGCAGGAGAATATTTCGCTGGTTTGGTATTATTTGACGGCGACACTCCGGAGACTGTTATCAGTTTTCTTAGAATGTGTCACATTGCAGATGTGTCTGTACTTCGTATTGACTTTTCAAATATTACTCAGACAGATGAGGGAGAGAAGTTCATTAAGTGGGTTGGAGACTGCATTGAGTACGAACTTGGTGCAACCTATAAGGACCTTGAATCTTACGAATTCGGCTTCGCTTGGGGACTCCAGAGCGATTGCCGCGGCGAAGTTGCGGAGAGATTTAATCACGGCGAATTTGGACAGGTGAAGGATATCCTGCCTATGTAAAAGTTGAGAAATCAAAGTATGGCAGAGTTGAGTTAAGGAGTGATGATTAATGAGCGAAGATGCAAAGGGATTTATTGCTGTTTTTATTATTTTCTGGATTGCCGTTGGTTTACTTGTCGGCGCTCTTAAATGGAAAGCCAACGATAATGAGAAAGATTTCATGATTGAAATCTCGTCATATGAAACCATTTCAATTAACGGCGAGGACTATAACACAGATGAGGTTACTTCAGTTATTTCCCATCCCGGAGTATATGAAGAAGACGCATATGAAATTATTCTCAAGGACGGCACAAAAGTTCGCTTCTCTGCGAATGGTTATACCTTAAAAGATAAGAGATAAAACAAAGGGGAGTAAAAATTTTTGCTCCCCTTTTCCTTTACTTTTTCTAAAATTTTTGGTATAATATATATAGAAAATGAGAAAAGAGGTAAAGGAAATGGGATTTCGTAAGGCTACAATCGCATTACAGATGATTGATGTGGCAGAAAATACAATCGAATATGTATCTGGTTGGCTTTCTGAAGACGGTGCTATTGGGTTCCATCGTACCTCAGATGGCAAGAGATGGGTCGCAACTGATATCGCTTCGGGTGCTCGTATCTGTGTTGGTGATACTCGTAAGGAGTGTGCCGCTTGGTGTGAGGACAATAAGGAGAAGATTGAGGACAGAAGACTTGACCCAATCTACACACAATATGTAATGAACTTCAAAGAGAAAATTAGGAAGGAGTTGAAAATCTTATGAGCTTAGAAAATAAAAATTGGGTAAACACATCTCCTTCTGTTGAAAAAAATAATTACAGCTCCTTATGGAGAATTTATCGTTCGTAATGAACTTGTAAAATGTTGCCAGTGCGGCGAAGAGTTTATAAAAAGACAAAAATATGATGCTATGAAAAAAGAATATTGTTAGCAACACAATATTCCATTATTAGAATTATCTTATAAAGAAGTTATTTATCTTGATAAAGACAAATTTTTAAGAAAGGTGGTAGACCTTCTTGAGAAAGAGAATAACTGAAGACCAAAAAATAATGATAAATGAGCTATACTTACAACTAGGTATAAAAAAACAAGTTGCAGAAATAATGGGGATTAGTCCTGCGAGTGTAACTCGTTATCTTATACCAAATTATATTAGTCAGCAAGAACGTGTTGCTCCGCCGCCTTTTGATATGAGTAAAATCACAGGTCCTAAGCGGTACACTTCTTATCAGGAGCTCATGGATAGCTGTATGCTTTCTGAAGAGGAATGGAATGAGATGAAGGAAATTCAGAAGGAGGTTTTGGTATGAAATATTTCCCAAGAGAACTCTGTCAAGAGGGTCACTGGATGGCAGCAATGGATGATATTGATTTCATCCGTGACAATAAAGTAATCTTCAGTGGTTCCTTCCAAGTTCTCGACTCTCGCCTGCTTGGACTATCTTATCCCGATTATCTTTGTTTCCTTCGGTCTCAGGGTGCAACCTTGAAAGGCAAGGAAGGATACTGTTATGGATACTTCAAGGACAAGGCGGCTTGTCAGAAAGTCTGCAACTTACTTAACGCTAAGTGGAAAGAAGTCATAGGAGGAATTGCGTAATTTGAATATTCCTATCGAAGTAGTTATATGTGTATGGAAAGTTCCTGAAGAGATTGCTGGACAGGAAGAGTTTCGTGGTTTCCGTATTAACGGTGAAATGTATATCTTTGAATTATCATATTCTATTTTTAAATAAAAAAATTTAAAGTCCAAAAGGGCTTTACATTTTTTATAATTTTTGTTATAATTATTATAGAAAGTTGAGGAAAGGAGCATTGTTATGAATAAAACAGTATTTTGTGCTGAATGCAGAAAAGACGTTGGTTTTGTTACAAAGGAAACGGTGTTTAAGAGAACTCTGAAGGATAACGAATATTCGTTTATTGGCTTGGAAGCATACTGCGCCGACTGCGGAAAGCCTATTTATGTTTCTGAAATAGAGGACAACAATTTAAAGCTGCTTTATGATGCTTACCGCAAAGCCAATGACATCGAAAGTGTAAAAAAAGAAACTTAGTGATTGGACGGTGGAAGAAGAGTAATGAGTATTCACTATGATTGCTACTTTTGTGAAAATGAAAGAGAAATGACAGCAAGTTGGGAGAGTTGTACATATAATAAATACAAAGACAAAGACTATTGGCAGAAAGGACCGCCATGTGAGTTTTCAGATAAGGCTTGTCCTTTTTATATAACAAGAGAGCAGGCTTATAATATAGTCAGAAGGGAAGTAGAAAATGTTAAAGATTCAGGAGTTCATTCTTGCACATGATAACTGGCGTGAGCTTTAAGTCTTAATTTTCTGGACCGTTTGCATACATTTTTTACTTTATAAATAGAGGTGATGTAAATGCAAAAATGGGAGTCTTTTACAGAAGAAGAACTTTAGGAGTTTGCCAATCAAACTCATAATCAAAAGGATTTTTGTATTAAAATGGGCTATGCTGGAAAAACAGATTCAGCAATAAAAGCAATAAGAGCAAAATATCCTAATTTTATTTTTCCAAAAAGAATGGCTTATAATTTAGAGGATTTAACTGCACAAACTTTTAATAGATTAACCGTTATTGAAAAAAATTAGACAAGAGTGGGGGGAAATGCATATTGGATATGCAGATGTGAGTGTGGAAATATTACTACTGTTTAGGCTTATGACTTAAAGAACGGAAGAGTGAAGTCTTGCGGATGTTTTAGAAATGAACAAGTGAGGGCTGCCATTGGTAATAATATAAAGGATAAACGTTTTGGAAGACTCGTCGCAAAAGAATAGGTTGATTCAATTAGAGAACAATCTGGAATTTTAAGAACAGCTTGGCTTTGTCTTTGCGATTGCGGCAATGAAGTAATTGTAAAAACAAGAGAATTGAATACTGGCGATACGCACTCCTGTGGTTGTCTTTCTTAGTCTTATGGCTCAGTATAGATAGAAAATATATTAAAAGAGAATAATATTCAATATGAAAAAGAGTTTGTTTTTTCTGATTTATTATCTGAAAATGGATGCCCCTTACGCTTTGATTTTGCTGTATTTAATTCTAATGATAAATTAACTTATCTTATAGAATGTCAAGGAAAATAGCATTATTAGCCAGTTAACTTTTTCGGAGGAGAAATGGCATTTCTTTCACAGAAAGAAAGAGATTCAAAAAAAAGAGAATATTGTTAGAAACATAATATACCATTAGTTGAAATAGATTATTATAATAAAAAGACAATTACTTTAGATGAAGTAATTAGAAAGGAGTTTTTATATGAAAATAATAAATTTTTTGAAAAATCATTCTAATTGGGAAGAATTGCTATCTAATCCACCCTATTCGCTCAAGATAAAAAGAAAAGACAACTTAATCTTATTTAATTATTCTCAAATAGAATCTGACCCTTCAAATGAGATAGTAAAAGAGGCTCGCGGCACAATTATTGAAGTTGAGACTTTTAAACCAATATGCGTAGGTTTTAAGCGTTTCTATAATATAGATGAGGCTTATGCCGCAAAAATTGATTGGGATACTGCTGTGGCTACATCCAAAGAAGATGGAACTTTGTTCTTCCTTTATTGGTACAATAATAAATGGCACGTAAAAACTCGTTCAACCTTTGACGCAGAAGAAGCGCCTATGGATAATATTAAATTTGCTAATTTTAAAGAATTATTTGACTATTTAATATCTTTTTATCCAAATTTCTCTTATGAGAGATTAAACAAAAACTATGTTTATTGTTTAGAAGGATGTTCTAATTTTAATAGAATAGTTATAGAATATAATACACCATGTTTATTCCATTTAATGACAAGAAATATGTCTACTTTACAAGAAATAGATACTGAAATAGGCATTCCTAAGCCACAGTTCTACTACATGAACGATGAGGCTGGTTTCCGCCGCCTTGTTGAGCAAATGCCAGAGGGTCATGAGGGTATCGTTGTTCGTGACGAGAATGGTGAGCGTGTTAAGATTAAGACTTTACTTTACTTCGAGATGCACCGTGCAAAAAACAATGGTGTTATCACTCTGGAGCGTATTGTAGACTTAATTCGTGCAAATGACTATTATGAATTTCTATCCTATTTTCGGGAATATCAACCTATTTTTGACGACGTCAAGAGACAGATTGACCATTCTGAGGTAGTATTAGAGAAGGTTCGTCAGGACGTAGCAGAGTGGAAGAACAGCAACAAGGATGTTTACGAGCAGGACGCAAGAATGGCTCGTAAGTGGTTCGCACAGGACCTTGGTAAGAAGGGACCCCTGTACTTCGCGGAGTACGATGGTAAGCTTGCCAACACTGTAGATTCTTTGGAGACAAAGAAGTTCATCTCTCTGTTCAAGATTGAGTTAAAGGAGGGTTGATTATGAAAGTAGATAAGGTAACGTATTTCATGCTATTATTCTTTGCATCAATCCTCAAATTTATCATAGCATTCGGCGTCCCCTTCTGTGTCGTTTCCCTCGGCTATCTTGCTGGATTTTGGGACTTCTCATGGGGCGGCGTACTTATAGCATACATTTTCTATGCGCAGCTCAAAGAAACTAAAATGTCAATGGACTTACTGGGTCTAACGACAGAAGACAAGGAGGACGAGTGATGGCAGTAGATTTCTCTGCCTATCTCGACCTCAATGCGCCGAAGAAAAACATTCAAGCAGTAGACCAGTCTAAGTTTAAGAAAAAGAAAACAGGCGGTGTTGATTTTGATTACGGGATAGGAGACCCGAATGAACATTCTTCCATGACAACAGTAGTGACAACAGAGACTTACTATAACCCAAACGACTATAAGGTTGACTGCGGCGATTTGAGTTTATACTGCGCCGCGATGTTTGGAGGTCCACTCTATTAAGGAGGATATATGGAACAGGAGCATATATGGATGTCATTCCTCTACTTCGCTACAGTCGTAGGTGGAATTGTACTCATAGTTAAATATGTGTGTACAGCTCTGGCGGCGAAGTATAAGATGGAGGCAGAGAAATATAAGTATGAAAGAAAAGTAGATTATTACGAGAGGGGAAATTATTAACCCCTTTCTGTAATAATTATATCATAAATGTTCTAACAAGTCAAGAAAAAATTTTAAAGACAAAAAATCTTGACAAATTTCAAAATTTATGATATAATTATTATAGAAAGTTGAGAGAAAGGAATGATTGAATGGACGGTTTCGACTGGGGACAGTGTGACGATTATTGTTTCTTCTGGGACGATATCGACATAGACAAAGTAAAGAAAGAGGCTAACAAAGATTCTGAATCTTGAAAGGAGTTTTATTATGGGAGAAAAGTTCGATTACACAGGTGCTAAAAATGAAACTCAGGCAAAGAATGTTGCTCGTGATGACCTAACCACACTCTTCCTTGAATTTCTTAATGAACGTTTCGGAGAAGAGAATGTCGGTCTGGTTGACAAGAACACAGTAGGTTTTGTGTTTGGTGATGTAAATGATAATGACGGCTGTCCTTGTGATATGGCTGCAACTGTCAAGTTCGTCATTAAGAACTATCAGGACCATTGTGGCACAAAGAAGTTTACTCCTGCTTGGGATTTCTATGAAGCAAAGAGGGTATTCGCAGAAACAGGTAAACCTATGGGAGAACTTTAATCTCTCAGAAAGGAGATAAATATGGACGCAAAGATGGAAAAGGTACTCAGCGACGCATTTGCGTTCGTTGAGAACCTTGGTTATAATGTATGGGCTGTAAACCTTTACGGCTCTCAGAACTACAAGATGGATACGCCGAATTCTGACTACGATTTCAAGGCACTGGTATTCCCGACTTTTGAAGTTGAAGTCGTAAGTGTTGCCAAGCCTGTATCGAAGGTATATGTATACGGCGATGGTCAGGTCGATGTCAAGGACGTTCGTCTGATGTTTAACGAGTACAAGAAGCAGAACTGCCAGTTCCTTGAGACTCTCTTTACTGACTTCTACTGGGTAAATCCGCTTTATAGAGAAGAGTGGGAGGCTGTTCGTACACTTGCACCTCGTGTTGCACACGCAGATGTGAAGCGTCATCTTGACGCAATGTGTGGTATGGCAATGGAGAAGGTTTATGCCCTCTGCCACCCATACGAGGGTAAGGAAGGTATCTCTTGGTGGGAAAAGGTAGCTCTGCTTCAGGAGCGTGGCTATGATTCAAAGCAGCTTTCTCACATATACAGACTTGCCTTTATGATGGACAAGTACATGGCTGGTGAGGACTACAAGGGTCTGCTTGTTCCAAATCCTGACGAGTTTAAGGTTCTTATGGATATGAAGCTTTACAATCCTCAGCTCAGTGTTGAAGAGGCTAAGAGACTCGGTGATGCAAAGGTTAAGGAGATGTACGATAAGAAGGTTGCCTTCCTCGCAGCTCATCCTGACCTTAAGGTTGACGAGGCTACTTACGCTGAACTTGACGCACTTAAGATTGATGTTCTCAAGAAGGTATTTAAGGCAGAACTCCTCTCTTAAACATTTGACTTGAAAAATAATTTGTGCTATAATTATTATAGAGTTTTGAGAGAGGAGTTCCTATGACGAATACTTTATACAAAACAGATTACGATGAAGCAGTTGATATTTTATCAGGAGTCTTTCATTATGATGAAGACAGCGGTACTGTTTATGAAGAAGGGATTCTTGATGATTCTGACTTTGAATGGCGTACCGGTGCCAGTAAAGTTGTAATAATTTTAGAGGATTGCGTCCTCAAAACTTCTTACAGCGGCACATCGTGGTATAACGAAGAAACGTGCGATGATGAAATGACAGATGATTTTGCAGATTATGCAAAGATGGAATTCCAACTATATCAGGCGGCGAAAGACCTTGATATTAGTGATTTCTTTGCAGAAACAGAAGAGGTTGCTCCTGCCGTATATAGACAAGAAAAAATTGACCTTTCGGTGGAGGAATACATCGAACATGATAAAGTTATGCCTATTGGTTATCAATACCATAGCGTTTACGGTCAGCAACAAATTCCGCCGCAGTTTGTTCTAAACCGTGAAGGACTTCATAGCTATTGTAGACATAATGGTTTGAAAGACCTTATTGGCAGAATTAAGCCCGATGTGCTGGGCTATTTTCTCGCCGCTTATTCTAAAGAGGAGCTTGAAAATCTTCAAGTATTCCTTAAAGAATATGACATTAACGATATCAGAGCAGGAAATTGCGGCTGGATAAACGGCAAGCTAAAAATCTTTGACTTCTGTGGATTCAAGACGGAAACTGAAAAAATTCTAAATGAATAACTTCTTGACTTTTCCGATAATTTTTGATATAATTATTATAGAAAGTTAAGGAAAGACTTCTTAATCTGAAAGGAGAATGCTTATGTTTATGAGAATTTTTCTGGACGAGGTAAAGGCAGTAGAGTTCATGGAGCTTGTGAAGGGTATTCTTACCATTCGTTATGACTGGGACGACATGAGAAACCAGATGGTTGAGGAGTTTGTAGTTAAGTATTAAAAAAATTTGGGCGGAAAATGGTAGA